CGCAAGCATATGCTGGTGCTGGCGGCGGTGTACGCGGTCGGATCGGTGACGCGCTCCCAGACTTGATGGTGCCGGATATTTTCGCGGCGCCAGGAAGATCCGCCAACACGGTCGAACTGAACCAAATCCTGAGTGCTGAATCCATTCAGGCCATGTCACAGGCGCTGAAGGGAGCGACGACCGATAAGGAAATGGGTGAGTTCAAGCGGATCATGGCTGACCCGAATATCTCGGTAGAGGTCAAGCAGCGCAACCTTGATCGGATGTTGGCGAAGGCTGAAGCTAAGCGGGTCTCTCTGGAGGGTCGCGTTCGCCAGATGCGTGAGGGCACGTTCTTCCGTCCTGGCGGTGGCGTCACCGGGACACCTGGCGGCCAGCAGCGCCAAGCCACAACGGCAACGGCCGGCGAAAGCAGCCCGCCAATAGCCGGTGCGCGCAAGGCTCCTGACGGGAATTGGTACGTTGAGCGCGATGGCCAGTTCTATAGGGTCGAACAATGAAGCTGACGCCCGTCGAGTCCAATCCTTTTGAGGCCAGCGCCGGCCCGCGGCTCGTTGCCGTCGAGGGAAACCCGTTCAAGGACTCGGAAGGCAACAGCAAGGACAAGAAGACGAAGAAATCCGGACCTTATGGTGACGGTGCGCTGCAAACCATGAGCGACGCGACGCTCGGCATCGGGCAGGGCGTTACGATGGGCTGGGGTGATGAATTGGTCGCTCTCGGCCTGACGCCGATTGAAATGGCAGTTGGTGGCTTCGAGGGCGCCCATGAGCGGGCTCTGGGGAAAGTGCGGGGTCTCAATAAGGAGGCCAAGGAGCGATCACCTGTTGCGTTCGGTACGGGTGAGGTGGTCGGCAATACGATGGTTCCGCTTGGGGCCGCTGGCGGGGCGACGCTCCCCGGACGCATGGCGCGGGGCGCTGGGATTGGTGCTGGAGTTGGCGCCGTTACGGGTGCAGGCGAGGGTGAAACGCTACAGGAGCGCGGCGCTGGCGCTCTGACCGGCGGTGCGATCGGTGCCGGTGTTGGCGTTGCTGCCCCAGCCTTGATTGAAGGTGCGATGCGCGTCGGGCAAACTGTTGCTGGCCCGATTGCCAGTGGCATTCGCGGTGCCATCAACCCGGAACAGGAAGCTGCTCGCCGGGTGGCCACTGCGCTTGAGCGTGATGTTCGCGCGGACCCCAATGCGGTTGGTCGGCTGACGCCACAAGAGTTCGCGGCGAATGCGCAGACAGGCGGGCCAGCCGTCAATATGGATTTGGGCGGGGAGTCTACCCGCGCGCTTGCTCGCTCGGCGGCTAATACGTCCCCGGAAGGCCGGGGGATGCTCAACGAGACGATCAACAATCGTTTCGAGGGGCAGGCGGCCCGCGTAACAGGATGGTTCAATAACGTCTTCAATTACCCGAACGCCAATGCTCGACAGATTGCTATCCAGCAGGCCGCGCAACCCATCAACGCGGGTCTGTACGGCCGCGCGATGACTCAGGGCCGGTCTGGCGTTTGGAATGACGAACTTGCGGAAATGTCGAATGCGCCTGCAATGCAGGATGCCGTTCGCGCCGCAACACGGCAAGCGCAGAACCGATCGGCCCCAGATGTCTCGCAGGGCACGCAAGCCGTTGCTGAGCGGTGGATGTCTCCAAACGGAACGCCGACGCTTGAGTTCTGGGATTTGGTCAAGAGACAGATCGATCAGGAGATAAACGTTGCCCGCCGCGCTGGTCGCAACGTTGATGTGTCCGAGTTGAGCGCGATTAAAAATCGACTTGTTCAAAACCTTGATGCGGCCGTTCCTTCCTATCAGGTAGCTCGTGGCACGGCGGCTGGCTTCTTCCAGGCAGAGAACGCCCTGGAGGCTGGCCAGAATTTCGTGATGCAGAAATTCTCCAACCGGGAGGCTCGTCAGCAACTCGCGCGGATGACCCCGGAAGAACGCCGTCTGTTTCAGGATGGTTTTGTTGACCGCTACATCCAGACGCTTGACCGCGTTGGGGATCGCCGCAGCATCATCAATAAGATTGCTGAGACTCCCGAGGCCCGCGAGAAACTGGAAATCGCACTCGGCCCGCAACGCGCTCGCGATCTTGAACTTGGCCTTCGCGTCGAAGGTATCATGGATATGGCCCGACAGGCCGTGCAGGGAAATTCAACGACGGCGCGGCAGTTAGCCGAGCTTGGGCTTGCCGGCGGTACTGGAACTCTCGGGGCTTACGGAGCCTATAGCCTTGACCCCGCTCAGATGACCACTGCTGCCGTCATGGGTGCCGCCCTCGCGGGGCGGCGTAACATCGATCAGCGTGTCGCCCAGCGTGTCGCTCAGCTCCTCACGTCCAACGACCCGGCCCTTGTAACCCGCGGCTTCCAACTCATCGCGAATAACCGTCGCCTCGCGGACAACCTGCGGGCCACTGACCGGCGCATCCTCGCCACGACCAGCCAGCAACTCGCCGGGCAACCGAACCAAGATCCCGTACAGCAAGAGCGCTGAAACCCAGAACCACAATCCAAATCCAAGGATAAGAAATGTCGGGATCAGCGCGCAAATGAAGATAGCAACGAACGGCGCCATTCGCCCGAATATCGGTTCTTTGCGCGGTGGCTCTATGAGCTTCGGCATCCGTCCTTAGTACCCCTGCCCACCAAAAGGTTCAAACGACCCGCCCGGTTTGGCGGGTTTTTCTTTGGGAAAATCAATGACGAATAGGTTCCAACACCCGCGACCGCAATTTATGAACTCAACGCCAACGGTCTATTCTGGCGGGACGTTGAATTTCTACATCACCGGGACCAGCACCCCGAAGAACGTCTATTCCGACGCGGCCCTGTCCACGTCGATCGGCGCGGAGCTGACGCTGAACTCGGCCGGCTACTACGCGGGGGAAATCTTCCTCGCGATCGATGCCGCCTACAAGGTCGTCCTTGAGGACTCTGCCGGCAGCGTCGTGTGGACGGCCGACCCCGTTTCAGCTTCCGGCTTTTCGGACAGCGCGCAGTTCCTGACCTACGCCGGCAATCCGAATGGAAATGTCGCTGGCACAGCAGGCTCTGGAACGATCCAGTCGGATGTCCTCTGGGATCGCACCAACGATATCCTGTACGTCTGTACGACCTCCGGCGCTGCCGCCGATGCGGTATGGACTGCCGTCAATGCCAGCGCGACGACGCCTGCCGTCCCCATTCCGCAAGGCCGACTGACCATGACCAGCGCGACGCCGGTTCTCGCGGCCGACGTATCGGCCGGAACGGCGGTCTACTACGCGCTCTATAACGGAAACCTCGTCCCGATCTACAACGGGACAACGATGGTCCCGACCGAGTTCACGGAACTTACGCTGACCCTCGTAGCCTCGCACGCCGCCAACCAACTATACGATGTGTTCGTGTTCTCGAACTCTGGCGTGCTGACGCTCGCGACGGGACCAGCCTGGGGAACGGCTACGGCGGGAAGCGGGGCGCGCGGTACGGGGGCGGGGACGACAGAGCTGGAGCGCGTCAAGGGCCTGTGGGTCAACAAGGTTCAAATCACGGGCCGCAATGGATCGACGACCTACACCATTGCAGCTAACCGCGCGACCTATCTTGGCTCAATCGCAATGGACGGCACGAATGGGCAACTGACTTGCCATGTCTCTTGGGGGTCAGCGCGGAAGGGAGGTGTTTGGAACGCCTATAACCGCGTTCCGATCACATTGAAGGCAGGAGACTCGACTGCTTCTTGGACCTACGACACGAACACAATACGCGCATCGAATGGTTCATCAGATAACAAAGCAACAACGCTTTGCGGACTTGCGGAAGAAATTATCGAATGCGTCTTTGAGCAGAACGTCGATATCGGAAGTCCAGCAGCAACGACGGCCGTTCAACAGCAATCAAAGAACGGCATCGGCGTGAACTCAACGACAGCGCAAAGCGGTCGCATGGGAGTCGGACGATCTTATGGCACTACCAGTGCGGGCGGCAATTTGGGTTATCAGAACGGCCAGTGTTTGATCGCTCGGCATCACGTTGCACCGTCAATCGGCATCCAGAATATCCAGGCGCTGGAAACAACCACTGTCGATCAGGCCAACCATAACACAACTTGGTACGGCGGCGAAGACGACATGATGCTGATGGTGAAGTGGAACGGCTGACCACATGCCCATCCTAGCACTAATCGCCTTCCTGTTGTCAGGGGGTCTAACCGCTCACGCCCATGAGGCCGTCACAGGATGGGCGTATCCCACGGCATGTTGTTCTGACGGCGATTGTGCACATGCAACGGCAGCAATCCGCAATCCTGACGGCTCTCTGACCGTCACCACGAAGCACGGCACGGCAACCTTCCCGGCATCGTTCAAGCATGAGGACAGCCCTGATGGGCTTATCCATGCGTGCTTCACGCCGTCGAAATTGTACTGCCTCTATCTCGGAACTGGAATCTAAACGATGGCGAAATGGCCGCGTGACAATCAAGCCGACTTGATCAAGTTCTACGGTGATCCGGGCTCTGGCTCGATGGCGCTGAACTTGGTGAAGGTCACGCCGCCGTTCCGCATGACCTATGAGGGGAAGCCGGTCGCCGCCCTGACGTTCCACAAGTTGGCAGCACCAGCGCTTGAGCGCGCCCTGAACCGCGTCTGGGACTACTACGGCCGCGACCAGAAGAAGATCGACGCGCTCGGCATCTCCAAGACCGCCGGAACCTATAACCCGCGCTTCATTCGGGGCAGCACGTCTAAATGGTCGAACCACGCCTATGGCGCGGCGATCGACATCAACGCTGAGGAAAACGGCTTCAACGTCGCGGGCAATATCCCGGTCGCGATGATTGCGGCCTTCAAGGCCGAGGGAGCCCGCTGGGGCGGCGATTACAAGGGCCGCACCGATCCCATGCATTTCGAGTTCTGCGAGTCCGGCGAGCCTGTGCGGACGTTTGAGCAATGGCTGGAGTTCTACGGCCACAAGGGGGGCGGGACGGCACCGGCTACGCTCCCGGCGCCCAAGCCAGTCACCGCCGACATGCGCAAGCGGATGGCAAAGAAGATCATCAAATTCGAGGGGCGGTTTGTGAACGGCAAACTGGCCGTCTACAGCCCACCGGCCAATGACGGGGGCGGGGCCTACGAGGTTGCCGGCATCAACGTCACCTATCACCCGGCGATGGCCGCGCGGCTCCGCGATCTGATCAATGCGGGGAAGGCTGACCAGGCAGAGAATGAAGCGGCGGACTACCTGATCGACTACACCAAGGCCGCCGCCGGCTGGACGCCCTACGCCGGGCCTGAGTTCTATCTGCGTGACAGCATCTTCAACCGTGGGCCGACAGGCGCCGCGAAAATCTTGCAACGCTCGATCGGCGCTGTCTCAGACGGCGAGATAGGCCCCCAGACCCGCGCCGCGATGGCGAAGCTCACGCCCGACCAGCTTCTGACCATGCTCCGCGCCGGACGCGAGGACTACGAGCGCAACGTCGTCGGCTATCGCGCCAACTTCTGGAAAGGCTTGGTCAGCCGCTGGGACAAGGCGCTGGTTGCCGCGCGTGAGTTCCAGAAGGAGCAGGACAGCACATTCCCGGTCAAGACAACCATCGGAGTCGGCGCGGGCGGTGCCGCTGCTGTGGTCGCCTACACCTTCTGGGACTGGATCACGTCGCACATCATTCCGTCCGTCATCATCGCGGGCGGCGTTCTTGCCCTTGTCATTCTCATCATCCGAAAGATCAGAGGAAGCTAATGGAAACGCTCAAGTCAATCGGTAACGGCGTTGTTTCAGCAGTTCGATCATACCCGAAGGGTGCGTTGATTTTGTGGGGCGTATCGCTCGTCGTTGTCATTATCGGAATGTGGGGCTGACGCATGGAGATCGTCGTCGGCCTTCTAGTCTTCATCTCGCTTGTCTCAATCTACGCTGTCCTGATCCGGCCGTGGCTGCGTAAAAAGGAATGGGCTCAAGGGTTCTTCGCCAACCCCGTGGTCGAGTGGATGGAAATCCATTTCTGGCGGAAGTCAGAAACCGTCCTTGTCGCGCGGGCCTTCCAGTTGGTGGGGGTCATCGGTGCCACCGCCGGCTATCTCGGCGGCATCGATTACTCGATCTTCGCGCTGATCGTTCCCGAGGCGTGGCAACCGTTCCTCCCACTGCTCCCGACCCTATTCAATGCGTTGGGCGCAATGATGTCCGCGCTTCGCCGGGACACCACCTTGCCGCTTGAGGTCGTCGAGCTACCGCAGGTCGTCTCGCAAAAGGTCGCCGTCGCCATCGAGAAACTGGACGAGGCAAAGCACGAGGCCGTGGCCGCCGTTCAGAAGGAGACCGACCGCGATAGCGTTCTGACCCCGACAAGGGAGCAGCCTTGATGGAGGTCGTCTTTATCATTCTCGGCATCTTGATCGCGCTCGCGGTGATTGCCGTGTTTGCCTTCATTCGTTTCATCAAGAATCCAGCATCGGGGCGATAACAATGCTTGATTGGCTCGGCATCCCGGCAATGTGGGATCAGGTCGTTGACTTCTTCACGATCTCGGCGTTCTGGCTCTACCTGCTGTATGCGATCGGGATCGGCGCTGGCCTGATCTTCCTTGGCTGGGTATTCCCGCCGCTGCGCACGTTCGCGGGCGCGATCGTCATCGCCATGGGCGTCGGCCTGTTCGGCTATCGCAGGGGCGAGAAAGATGCAGAGGCCCGACAGAAGGCCAAGGAGGCGCGCGAGCGTCAACGCCAAGCCAGGCCCACGTCAGACCCATGGACGTGGCGATGGTGAGCAGCAACGACGGTAACGATCCATCCTTCGGCAAGGCGCAAGAGCGCTACGGCGCAGCCATTATCGGCATCATCCTCGGCATCTTCACGATCCTCTGTATCGTCGAGGCTCGTGGAGAATCCGGCATCGCATCGGTCTACACCACCAAGCACGGGATCAAGACCGCCAGCGGGAGGCGATTGAACGACGGCGCATTCACGGCGGCGCATAAGACCCTGCCTTTCGGCACCATGGTCCGCGTCACCAACAAGCGGAATGGCCGGTCTGTCGTCGTGACGATTACGGATCGCGGGCCGTACAAGCCGGGACGCATTATCGATCTGACGATGGCCGGCGCCAATGCGATCGGCATGGGATACGGGATCGCCCCGGTTGTCGTTGAACTGGTGGGGTGTGAGAAGCCGCGCGTTACGGGCGCCGCCTTAGTGGGCTGCTGACGTGGCCGATAGCGTTCCGCTCCGGGAGTATTTCGAGGCGCTGCGATCGGCCGACGATCGACGCTATGCCGAGGTTGCTGCCGAGCGCGAGAAGGCGCTGAAGATCAAGGAGACTGCGGACGAAAAGGCGCTTGATCTGGCCCGCATAATCCAGACTTACAAGGACGAGAAGGCCAACGAGCTGCGCGAGCAGATCAACAGCGAGCGTGGCTCGTATGTCACCAACAAGGATTTTGAGGTCGTCAAGTCTTACATGGCCAGCCAGACCGGCCGTTCAACCGGCATCGGGTCGGTTGGCGCGGTTGTTCTTGGCGTGTGCGTTGCGTTGTCAACTCTCGTATCCGCTACGTCGCTGTTCGTCGCGCTGACCCGCCAGTAAACCAACGATAGGAAACGCCATGCCTAGTCTGATCATCAATATCATCATCATCATGCTTGTGTGCGGATTCATCTACTGGGTCTATCTCAAGCTGATCCCGCTCGCACCAATCGCAGAGCCGTTCAAGTCGATCATGAACGTCCTTGTGGTGATCCTGATCGGCGCGATTATCCTGTTCTACGCGATCATTCCACTGCTGAAAGCGCTGCCCAGACTGCTTTAGCGACGCCGCCCGCGCAGCCACCATCCGAGCAGTATCGCGACGATGATGGTTGCGCCCCACAGGGCGACGTACTCGGCCGGAATGGTGCTTGTGAACGTCATGACCCCCTCCCCAGAGTTTCACCCCATGATGCTATCCCGCGCGATGAACGGCGCCAACCCCCGGAAGACCGCAAATGATCTTGGCGCAAGTGAGCGGTATGAACTTCTCCTGGGACTTTAACACCGCGACACTGTTGGGGATTGGGACGCAAATCGTCATCCTCATCGTGTTTCTTGTGAAGACGAACGGCAAAGCGAACGAAGCGCTTAAATGCGCTGAAGCGGCCCAAGTCGATATCGAAAAGCTCGCTACGCAGGTTGCCGCTCTGACCGGGAACCTATCTCTGCTCCGGGAACAGGTTGCCCGCGAGCACCCTGACCACGACGCCTTGGCAGCCATGGAAAAGAGACTAACCCGCGAAATTCACCGACTTGCGGACCGCCTCGACAAGCCAGCGCGCAAATCCACGGACGATGATGACTGAAATCAGCCTAAAATGATGTTCAATTTTGAACACTCTGGCGGCGTTACCATTCGCTTATCAGTATCGCTTTTTCAGAACGGAATGTCGTCATCAACCGCGGCGGCCTTTCGGCGGCGCCAGGACAAGCGCAGGCCATAAAGCCACTCGCGAAAGCGGTTCCAAGGCCGCTGATGTTCGGCCTCCCATTCATGGTACCGGCGGTGACGCTCGATCTCGGCCTCGATCTCTGCCGGGCTTTGCCACCAAGAATATCCGCACATGCTGCAACTGGCGCGGCCGGTGAGGATGTCGGAATCGTAGTCCTCGTGGTCGCATTCATCTTCCCGGTCGTCGTCCATGCAACTGCATTCTTGGGCCGTCGCGCAGCAATCGTTCGGGAACATCTATCTCTCCTTCGGACGTGCTAACTGCTCATTAGCGATGCTTTCCAAATCGGCATCCAGCCGCTGGGCCATCCGCTTTATCAATTCCCCCAACGCCTGAGCCCCGTCAGGATTCCATGTCGCGTTCATGCCAAGTTTGCTCGCAAGTTCACACTTGGCGATAATAGGCGCAACAATTTCGGACCACGTCGGCTCTGGCATGGCTGTTCAGGTATCCATGCCGCCGGTGTCCGCATCCTTCAGGGCGCGGGCGGCAAGCTCGGCCCAGAAGTACGCCATCGGCGTGCTCAGGAACCGCTCGTCGTCCATCCATTTTGCCCAGATAATGCGAGCAACCGCCGCCACTTCGTCATCCTGCTCCATTGTGGGAGTCTTGTCGCGCCGACGAAGCGGGGTGGCCTTGATGACCCGTTCCCAGCGGGTGAAAAAGCTCTCAACCATCTTTGCCTCCTGGTGCTACTAACTCACCGTCTGTAATGGCGTCTTCCCAGTTGATATCCGCGATGTAACTCATCGCCGCGGCGAAGGCGAAGTCGATCTGTTCCATGGTGTAGATGCGATCCCGCCGCGCCGCCTTCTTGGCCTTGCGTTCCAGTTCGGACAGGTCTTGCAGCCGCCTGTATGCGGCGATCTCCATTTGGCGGTCACACATAGTCATCGTCAACGTCTCCTGTCGCAAATGGTGCAGTAGGTGACGGGCGTCACGTCACTGATCGGGCTGTCAGCCTCGGGGCTCGGATAGAAAACCTTCCAGACGTGCCCCAGAAGCCAGCACCAGTTCCTTCGTTCAAACATGATCGCCTCCTCGGCATCCAATATTTGATATCTATGCTGCCGTTTTGAGTGCGAACCCCGCCCACTCGATGGCGATGGCGCACGGGATCAGCTTCGCTGCTTCCTCGATGCTGTCGGCCAGCACGTAGACGAGCCCTCCCTCCGCATCGAAATACTCGTCGTTCATCGTGAAGCTGTCGCCGGACGAGTTCGTGGTGTGGACCCGTGCTCGGTAGCAATGGGTAGAGCCTTGGTTCATGGCATTACCTCTGTGATGTCACTGATGCTTTTCCGCGTATCTCAGGACTTCCGCCGCGCTAGGTGGAAGCACGGTGACGATTGTGTTGAACTCGTCGCTGTAGACGACGGGGATGCGCACCCAGTCCAAGGTCGTCACGAAGAGCTTCCGCCCCTTTCGCTTGGAGCGCCGCTGGATCGGGCGGCCCAGGCCCATTCGTATGATGACGTTGAGCGCGCCAATATCTTCCGGGGTTAGAAGAATCCCCCATCGCTCACGCGCCCTTCTGGCGGCGTGCCTTTTCATCCTCATTCTTTCTTGGCGGCCTGGCATCTATCGAGCAACCTTACGAATGCGCAATTTCCACTCAGGCTCTGCCCACGCAATTCGCGCTAGGGCAATTTGAGCTAGTTCTGGGTCCCTCACGCTGGCGACCCTGCGCCATGACGGCTTGCCGTCCGTAAGGCCGATGAACCTCTGCACAAGATAGCGGGTGCGCGTCGTCTTTGCCGCCCTGAATGCCCGCTGCAATCCATCGCCCATGACGGCCTCCCCAACTACTGATCTGTGCTGCTGACGACTTCACGGTCAGCCTCGTCTCGCGCTGCCTCGAAGGCAGCAACCCGTGTACGTAGCCGCTCGATCTCCCCAAGGAGCGCGGACGCCTCCGGTTTGGTTAGTCGCTGATTGCTCGGCCCCATCCGTGCAGCGTCGCGCAATTTGCAAAGAATCCACTCAATCGACGGTGGGGCCATCAGGGCCACCATCCAACATAGTGGCCGGCCGTGGAAACGATAAAGCCAACAACGGCTATTGCGACAACCAAGTCCCGCATACGTTCCATTGTGCCTCTCCCAGTGCTAACTGACTATAAGTAGGGCCGCTCACGCTCGATGCACTCAAGCCAGCCGGCGATCTGCGTCGTCGGTTTCCAATACGGCTTGCCAAGGATCACCGCCTCTAAGGCGCCGTCGATCGATGCGCAGTGGTTCTTGACGGTCCTGCTCTGGCGCTTCGCCCAATGAGCGAGGCAGTGCCTGACATCATCGATCTCGAAGGCTAATTCCATTGCGTCGGTCATCGGTGCTGCTCCCTGATCGGACCGTGAACAGAGTCCACGGATTTTCCACGGATCGGTGCGTCGTGTTCGCGTGGTGTTCTGCTTGAAACTGCCGGGTCGCTATCGTCGCAATTGAAAAAATACGGCGATATGCGGGGCTTCCTGGTGCTGCCGGACAGGATTGAACTGTCGACCTCTCCCTTACCAAGGGAGTGCGCATCATTGTTTTTATTGTGCATTTTCGACTTCCTTGGCGTTTTCCACGGATTCTCCACCAAGGGCGCCATCGATCATCGCCCGCCACCACGCGACGTTAGATGAGTACGAATCCATGTGTTTGATCGCACCATCCCACATGGCTGCCGTAGGCGTCCGCATCACTTCGATAGCGGCGCGGGCGCACGCCATGGAGTGGTTGACTTGTCCGGCCACGCTCTCCACCCATCCCTGGTCCAGCCTCTCCCCCGCCGCCTGTCGTTGGTGGATTTCCGCCAGGGCGACGAATGCCCACGGGTTGATGGCTCGGGCCACCTTTTCAATGGGAATTATATACATGACTCCCTTTTCCACAGTTCATACGCCACACGCCGCGCCGCATTCGTGGTCGAACAAATCCGCGCTCGCGACGGCAAGCGACAGGTCCGCCTCGGCGAGCGGAACGCGGCTGTGATGGAGGAACATTTCGCCATGGAATCGGGCGACTTGGGCGGGCTCTCTAAGCCAGCCATCAAACTCGACGGTTTCAGCCCATTCGTCAGGGCTTTCCGACAGGTCGCGCCATCCGGCGTTACCTTGGAACGGGCAGTATTTGCAGCGCGACTTCGGTGGCCGTCGATACTGCCGTTCTTCAAGCCATGTGTAGCAGTTCTGACGGCTCATCCGCGCTTCAATCAAGATGTGCCGGTTGTGAATGAAGCGGCATCCGCTGGGCTTAATGCGCACGATCTCGTCAGTCGAAATTCCAACCCAACTTTCAACGCTGTCTGGCGCGACGTAGCCCCGCATACTGACGCCAAGAAGCTCGCGTATCTTTCGCCGGATCGGGCGAATCTTCCAATTGCGGGTACAGTTCCGGCCGCCCATTCCGCCCGGCCCAACGTGCCAGGGAATGCGCGCTGCATCGTCACCGGCCTTCAATGCACTGCGCAGCGAGCGCATCGGGTGGACGACGTGGATTGGGAACGGCAGTACGCCTGGGGAGCTGAGCCAAGCGAGATGTTCGTATACGGCCGCCGGTTCGTCTCCGGTGTCCGCGAAGATGGCGCAATCTGGCGCTTCGATCTCGCCTCGTGCCGCCATCAGCGCCAACGTTGTCGATTGGACGCCTGCACCCAGGCTCAGTACCCGCAATTTAGGCTTTGCCAGCGGGCGAGACAAACCGTCATGCCGAAGCTCAATCACGCGCCTTCTCCATTTTACGTTTGGCGCGTCTTCGTTTCTTTGCGGCAACGGAAATCGGCTTCGGCCTGTAGCGCAGCACCACATCCGCGATTGCGTTCAGAACCTTCGGCGGCTTGGGCTTCTTCATGCGATCAGCGCCTTGTAGGTCAGGCGCTTGCCAGCAACGCCACTCACGAAGCTATCCAGCCGTTCCAGCGTGTGCCGAGCCACGTTGCCGTCATTGAGCCGGAACGCAAATTCATCGACGTAGCGGCCAAGATGCTTCGCGCTGGCGTGATGGTAGACGCCGATCAACCCGCGCTTGAGAACGGCGAACACGGACTCGATGCTGTTCGTTGTGACGCCATCGCGGACGTATTCGCCGTCGCTGTGGTTCACACTTTCGTGGTCGAAGAACAGACCGCCCATCGCATGATATACGGCGGCTTCGTCGGTGTGCAGCATCGAACCGACCTCGACGTTCTGAACGATAACGTCTTGGATCGTCTGCGCGTCGGTACTGGCGAGCTTGACCGCCTTAACCCGCCCGCCTTTGCCGCGCTCTTTCATGCCGAGCACGGCGGTCTTGCCGACCGTGCCGCGACCTTGCTTGAGCTTCTTCGACTCGTGCTTGTTGGCCTCGATCCCGCCGACATAGGTTTCGTCGATCTCGATCAACCCTTGCAGTTTGGTCAGGTCTTTGCCGCAAGCCTCGCGGAGCCGGTGCAGCATGAACCAAGCCGACTTTTGGGTAACGCCGATCTGCTTCGACAGTTGCAGGCTAGAGATACCCTTGCGGGCCGTCACAAGCAGGTACATCGCGTAAATCCACTTGTGCAGTGGAACGTGGCTCCGCTCGAAAATCGTCCCGGTGCGCACCGTAAAGTCTTCCTTGCACTGGTTGCAGCGATAGAAGCCGCCCGCCCGCGCCGTGATCCGCTCACCCAATCCGCAGACCGGGCAACGCGGGCCTTCCGGCCACAGCCGCCCCTCAAGATACGTCCGGGCCGTCTCTTGGTCCGGGAACATCTCGAAAAGCTGAAACGTCGAAATAGTGCTCTTACTCATGACCAACAACCCCTTTGTTTATGGACAAAACATGCCCAAAACGTCCGAGGGAGTCAAGTATATAATTCCCTTTTCAATCATCGTCATGCCTTCCTCGCCTTCGGTGTGGGCAGCATCGCCGCCCGTTTGCTTTCCTCACTCACGACAGAATGCACGTAGCGATCGACCGACTTCCGGTCCCTCCATGCGCCAGTCGCAATCAGGGTCGCGCTGTCGGCGCCTGCGAACCGCCTCATCCACGTCGCGTATGTGTGACGAAAGATGTGGAATGCGGATCGCCCGGGAAGGTTGACGCCGGCTTTGAATGAGCATGTCTTGAGAAGCGAATAGAGATGGCCGCCCTTGGCGAAGCCTAATACTCGACCTTCATCTCCTGCCAAGTTTCCCAGCGCAGCCACGGCCACCGGCGGGAGAAAGACAGCTCGCGGTTCGTCGTTTTTCGTGTCCGGTATATAGGCGTATCCATCAGCGAGCCTCACGTTGTCCCATGTCAAATTCAACGCTTCACTGAGGCGCAAACCAGTATAGCACAGCACAATCAGTAGCGCCTCGAACTCTTTGTCGATCTTCCCAGCTTCTTCAAAGATCGCTTCGGTTTGTTCAGGCCAGAGCCAGGCCGTTGCACGGTTACCGCTGCTCCCTCGGGGTCGACGTAGCTCAAGTCGATGTCCAGCATGACGCAGCACTGCACTAACCGGAGTGTACACCTGTCGATTTCTCGTAGCAGCGCTGGCGCTCGGGTAGAGCGAAACTGCTGCCTTATCGAGGGCGTCTTGGTCGAACTCTTTGAGCGGCTTGTCACCGAAATGCTCCAATAGCTTTTTCAGAAACCGGCGATCCCCGCCCAGGTTTATGTAACTGACTGCGACACTCGCGAACGTCTCGTCTGTCGGGCTGGCATAGGAACCACGTTCGATTTCCTGCTCCCACTTTCGGAGGATCTGGACGGCGACGGTTCGCTTGCCAACCTTAGTGCTTCGGTCAACGCGGACCCCGATGTACGTCCCCTTGACGGACCAGAACGGCGATTTCCCTTTACGCGGCGGGATGAGCTTAAGCGGCATCGTTCGTCCTCTCTTGCCTGCGCTCGGATGCGCTCAAGGTCATTGTCGTCGAAGGTCTTGGTCCGTCCAAGGGGGCTGTAGAAAGGTTTGCCAGCGGGGTCGAGCGGATGGCCCTGCAACCAATCCTGTAGCCAGCGACGGCTCTTGCGGAGCTTCGCGGCGGCCTCGTCCATGGTCAGCAGTTCGGTCATGGTGCTACTTATTTGGCGTCTGTGTAGCTTTGCGGGCGTTGGCCAGCGCCGCTGCGATCAGCGCATCAGGCCGCGCCATCGGACGCGGCCATGGGCCGACGTATTCGTACCAACCTGGCCGTCCGGGTATTTCCCGCCAGTTGTCGTTCATGCGGCCATCTCCAATTGCTGCTCGGTTTTCCGATAGACCGCATAGAGCCGGATCCGCTTCTGCGGCCCGTTCATGACCCCCACGACGCCCCAGAGCTTCACGGGGATCCGCTTTGACGGTGGGATGAACTCGTGGAGCAGGCCGATCTTGCCGCCGGTTTTGGTCACGCGCGCCAGTTCAGCCAGGATTTTGGTGGCCGAGACGTAGGGCAGGCCGTACCGCTCAGAGTCCTTGGGCGAGTATGGAGGATCCGCAAATGCGGCATCGAAGGACTGATCGGCGAAGGGCAGGCTGGCCCCCAGCGCCACCACAGACGGCCGCGTGGTCGCGTTGCCGTCTACGGTGATAATCCCGTCCTCGGGCGGCATGGTCCCGCTGAACCAATGCACCATGGATCCGTAGGGCCGCAGCAGTTGCTTGGCGCGTGGCCAGAACCCCTGCGGGAAGGATCCGTAATACTTCTTCATTGGCCGCCCACAGAACCACGTTCCATGGACCCAGCCATTTTCCAGCACAGTGTAGGGGGGTAGCGGTGCGTTCATGGTTCCTCAAAAAGCATCACTGTGCAGAAGTTAACGTGGTCGCTCGGTGGGTAATGGCGTTACCAGAGTCCGATCCATCGACCGCCATCAAACAGCAGTGCGCCAAACCCAAACAGGGTGACGGCGCCGAGTGCGGCCAGCACGTAAGCCCACCATGGAGCCCTCTCCGCTGCGGCCACACATTCGCTGTAGGCGTACTTCTGCGGGCACGGCCGCGGTGGGTTGTCGTCTGGATGGCATGTGCATTTCATCGCGTCGTGTCCCCTGGAATTGCCTGAACGATTAGATACAGTCCGAACAGGAAACAAACCGCCAGAAACACCAAGCCGCCAAATTCTCCGATGTTCATCCCTCAAGCCTCCGCATTTGGGTACGCAGCCGATCGGCCTCTGCCTCAAGGCATTTGACCAACTCCTCCCCGCTGATGCCGGGCTCTTTGGAGTAGTCGCCGATAAACTCGCGGAGTTGTTCGAGAAAATCCTGGTTCATTGTCGTGTCCTTTCCGCACATGCCTTGATCTCTGCACCTTGGGTCCAACGCGCCATCAACCTCGCAACAGCATTCCATCGTTAATCTCCATCCCATTGCTAAGCAGAAGAACGTGTAGCTTTGCGTTTCGCGCGCGTCTGGCGGTCGGCGACGTTCTGGCAAGGACAGAAGTCATCCGCGCCGCCGCAGGGGCAGCGCTGGGCTTGCGCCTTTTGTTCGTCGCGGCTCAGGCAGGGCTCGTCGTCCCGATCTTCCATCTCGACGGGCGCCGCCCGTCCTGCGACCCAGCCCGATCCATGGCACTCAGCGCACGGGATCACGTCGCAGTAGAACGGGTCATCCCAGAAGGGATGAGGCTGCTCTCGGCTGCCTTCGCCGCCACACTCGTGGCATGTGGTCAGGTCGGTCATGGTATCACTTACCGCTTGTCTGGGATGCCATCAGTCGTAGCCCCACGACTTGGCGATCCTTTTGAAATTCTCGTATCCAGGTTTCCCCGGCTGACCTGACAATTCGGAAATCGGCGTTCCGATCTGCCCGTCCAGACTCTTGGGCGCCGGGCCGATCGCTACGTCATCATCATGCGACCGATCGACCTCGTGCTCGCCTACGGCCAAGTCGCAGGCGTCGCAGTACCAGCCGCCACAAATGCCGACCGACCAGTCGTCCGGCTCGTAGCTGTCGCTAATGTCGGCGTCACACTTTGGACAGTTCATCTTGCGCCCCTTCTCTGCGTTTGAGCGGGTCCTGCCCGCCGAGTTCTTCGATAATGTCCAGAGCCTGGCTGACGGCATGATTGATGCCGCGGCCGAAGTCGTCGTATTCGGTGACGGTCCCGCCAAGGGCGTTGATCTTTCCCCACGCGGTATCGAGCGGCATTACATACGTCGGCTCACTACTGGCGATGGTCTCGATCGGTAGACCGCAAAAATCGCAACAGCGTCGGCCTTCCGACGAGTGCGTGCTGCCCTGGTGGCCGCTGTCTCCGAAGCAGTCGCACAGTTTCTCCACCGCCCCCGTGCCGTCTTGCGGGGAGAGGAGGGCGGCGGCAACACGCTCTAGAAATTCGCTCAGTGGCTCACCGCCGTCTGCGGGCTTGAGTGTCGGAAGGTACTGTTCGATTAGACGAGACGATGCTGCGCGATGGTGGCATTCGGCCGCCAATTCTGTAAACGCTGGCATCGATGACGCCCTGTCGGTGGTGCCGAGAGCGGCGATGGCTTCTTCCGCGATCTTGCGCAAAATCTCATGGCCGATGTGTTCTGACAGCGGCTGAGGCAGCGAGTTGACTATACCACAGCGCCGCGCCGTGATGGCACTGATGCGCTCAACGATCTTCTCTGTGGGTGTCATCGGGTGGCTCCGGTCGCATTGGCGAGGGCCTCTTTGATGATGGCCAGCGTTCGCTCGATCATCTCTTTCGGGGTCGGGTGAACGAGCCTGCCGCCGTCCGGGTGCAGGGCGTCCAAGGCGTGCGCTGCGCATTCCAGTGCAACGAGCATGATTGGCGCGGCAGCGATCAATCGGGCGTTGGCCTCGGTAGGCCCATCGCTCGTCATGAAGCAAATCCGCATGTTCGGGTCGTTGGCTTGCCTCACATGGATGTTGTGAGGCGGCCCGTCATACGACCAAGGCGCGGGCGAGTGCGAAAGCGTCATGTAGGTGTCGTCATGGATGCTTTTCATGGCGTTGTCCGATCTTTGCGCCAGTCGTCGAATGCTGCTTGGCATAGGGCGGCAGCGCCAGGGTCGCTCGGGCACCGCCTGTGCATCTCGTAGAGTGAGATGATCTGCTCCGCCTTCTTGTTGCCTTGGAAGGTGTCGTACTCGATGTCTGAGACATAAGGGCGTAGCGTGGCTGAAAGCGATGGTGTCATGGGGTTAGTGCTGGAATGTCTTGGCGAGTGGCCAGATGGTGAAAAGCGCACCGACCGCAATGAGCGCGGCGCCTGGCCCCCACTGCATCCAGCAACCCGCCGCCAGCGCAATGATGCCGGCAAGCCACACGAACAACTCGAATAGCTCATAACTTTTGTCGTTCATCTTCCCCTCCAAAAACCTGTACTTCTCTCTCAATGGTGTGGCCGTTACGCCGCAGCGCGCAGGTCACGGCCGGCGCTTTTTGATGCGGCACCTTCAAGCCTCCCGCACCATTCGGCATATTCGGTTTGGACCGACTCGCTCTTTTGGCAGTCCTGAATGCCGAGACTGGCGATCTGGTCCACTCGAAACGTGGCTTCGCCGGACTCGTCGGTAACAGTGACCGTCTCAGTCCGATCATTTTTGAACGCGCGATAGTTTTCCATCGCGGTCTTGAGAGCCGCATAGGCGTTCTTTGCTGCGGGATCGCTGCTGAAAAGGAACTTCTGAGACGACCCCATAACGAACATCACTTGAATTACGTGCACTCATCCCTCCTGTTGCAAAAATGCGGCATCACATACGCGCGTCGGCAGTAGTGTCTCCTAACCACCGCCGCTTTTGAACGACGTGTTCCTCGGCTTCCATTGCGACTGCGGGACCTCCACGAAAATCCCCTCCTGGTTCAGCCAGGCCGCGAGCATTTCGTTGCTGCTGACCTGGAAACCGCGCGCCGCAAGGCGTTGGATCACGTCAGGCAATCGCGGCTTGGTGCCGGCGAATTGCGAGACTTCCGTTCGGAGCTTGGTGATCATCGTCTCACGACCTCCCCGCCGATTTTCTTCTTGAATGGGTCATCCTTGCCGTAGCCCCATCGGTGATGGCTGGTCTTCTTGATGCCCAAGTGCTTGGCGCGCACGCGATCTGACTTCGCTTTCACTGGCGCCTCGGCGGATGTCTTCTTCCGCGCGCAACCTTCGTGTGCAGGCCCCATGTTCCGTTCGTCGTCGGCGCCGCCAAGCCACAGCGGCTTGATGTGCTCGACAATCCATTTGTCCCCGAGCGCGGCATTGATCTTTGTGTAGCAAAGGCAACAGGTGCCTTGCGCATTGTCGAAGATGCGAACGCGGGCGAGGCGGGAGAGTTTCTTTCGTTCAGACATGGCGCCATATCTTCCTAGCCTTGATCCTGCCGATGAGCGCCTTATTGACGCTGTAGGCATCGGCAATGATCCTGTGGAGTCTGGTGTCTAAGCGAATGTCGATAATGTCACGCTCAGTGAGCTTGGCTTTCTTGTGCGCGGAGCCGCGCTGGCGGCGAAGGTCATCACCTCCGGTGAACTGCCCGCGGGTTCGCCCCTTGGCGTGCCGGTCCGCGGTGTTGTCCCAGTTCGTCCCGATAAACAGATGACCCGGGTTGACGCAGATGGTGTTGTCGCAGCGGTGGCACACAAACATATTCGGCGGGATGGGGCCGCGCGCCAGTTGGTACGAGTATCGGTGAGCGCCCATTTCTTTCCCATCGATCTTTACTCGGCCGTATCCGGTGCTGGCGACGTTGCCGAGCCACCGCCAGCATTCATCGGCTTCTCCGGTTTTGACGAAGGACCAGAAATCATCCTTCTTTGGCCGGAAACTGCGTCGCCGCTTTGCCATCACGCTGCCTTCCCTACATTCGCCGCCGCCTCGCGCGCATCCACGCCGCAGAGACCCCAAGCAAGATCGAGAACCTTGTCCTTGCTCTCCTGAAAGACCTTCTTGCCCATCGCGCGCATCGACTGGCTCTTGGCCGTGTAGACGGTGACCAGCCCTTCGGTGACGGTCACGATTGCGAAGTCATCCATTGGCTTCACGAATGCGGCGATGCGCTGGGCCTCGGCCTTGGACGAACAGGCGATTGACCGTTCGTCGCGATAGCCGGCGCGGATCAGGCAGTATTTGCGGAGGTGATCGGTCGTCGGAAATTGCTGCGCGGCTTCCTCGGGGAGGTTGTCATGCGCCTCATTGAGCGAGCCGAAATAGTGCTTGTGGCTCGCGGCCGACCGCTGCTCACATGGCGCCAGCGCGTATTTCTCCCCGACCACGAAATGCTTGTCGGCAAGTCGCGGGTGAACCGGAATCATGGCTTCGCCGTCATAGGCGAAAACGAGCGGAGGGATGCGATCGCTCATATCATCCTGCCTGTAGGATGTTGTCGGGCTCGCAGAGCCGCTTGAGTTCGCTGACCTTCTTCGCGACTTCGGCAAGGAAGGCGGTGACTTCCTTTTCCAGTTCAGCAATCGCCAAGTCGTCGCGCTGGATGCGACGAACGAACAGGCGCATCGAGTCCGGCAGGCGGGGGTCAAAGGAAACGAAGTCGCACCACTGCCGCCCGGTGCAGGCAAGCTGCCACATGATTTGCGTGACGTACTTGCCGGGCACGTTCTGACCGAGCAGGGTGTCAATGTGCGTGGCGGTGTTGGGGCACTTGACCTCGACCAGCCCGTCAGCGCCAACCAAACCGTCAGGGCTCGCGCCCGACATGCTGACCTTTGGATGCGGGACGAACGCCACGCGCTCAATCTCGGCGTTGGTTAGAAACTCATAGGCCGCCAGCGCGTCGGGTTCCTTCTTGGTGCCCCACTGCATCGCCTCGTTGGTGAAGGTCTCGCCCCTGTTGCCGGTCAGCCGCTCGGCCACCAACTCGGCCATATAGTTGGCGCGCGAGGCGCTATATCCGCTCTTGGTCTTGGCAACGACATCGGCAATGCGCGAGGCGGTTGCCTTGCCGAGGCGCATTGCAATCCACTCGTCCGATCCCTGGTCCATCACTTCTGTTCCTTCTGTGCGGCCTCGCGCTCGGCGCGCTTCTTGGCGGTTTCGTTGATCAGCGTTTTGGCCGCCTCGAATTTGTCCACGCCGATTTGCGTCAGGCTTTCGAGCTTGATGGTCTTGAGGAACAGGACGAGGTTTGATTTGGTGGCGGTCAGCAGATCGCTGAGTTCTCTTACCTGTTCGTCGGAGATCGTCGCGCCATGGTTGCTGGCGCCGTTGCCGTCATCGTCCTGCCCAACAGCGAGGTTAAAAATCATCAGCAGCAGATAGCGTCTGCCGTAGGTGATCGCCGCGCCCGTCGCGTGGGTCTTGGTCATGACATCACCACCCTTGGCGCCCTTGCCATCGGCTGGCATGTCGATGTGATAGTGACGGGTGAAGCCGCCGTTCGATACGGAACACGCTACGCGCACATGATCGGCGGGAGCGCCTTCACCCGTGTTGAAGCTCAGGCCAAAGCCATGCTTGGTGTAGATCGGACGAATGGTGCGATCCAAGGCGGCATAGGAGGCGTACCGGCTCTTGGTCTGAGGGTTGTTGCTGTCCGTTGCGATGCGCAGCATTTCGGATTGCGCGTTCTTCATCGCATCGTTGAAAAGCTGTTCCGCTTGGCGCGTGGTGATCTGCTCGTGCATCGCCATGAGCCGTTCCAGCTTGTCGATGTTTACGGTCGGATCGCTGGCGGCGCGTGAGATAACGGCCATAAGGCTTTCGGCATCGTTGCGGACGGCGGGCAAGGATGCCTGCGCCTCAACCACGATTTCCTGCGTCGGCCGCTCGCGTGTCGCTGTACTCATCACTCAAACTCCCTGTTTAATTTTCCAGACGATGGCCGAACTACCGGACGGGCTTGGCCTTCGCTCTCCGCTGTCAACGATGAGGCCCGCGTCACGAAGCTCTCCGCGCCGCTTGCCAAGTGAGGTCTGCAAACCTCCGAGACGCGCTGCCAGTTCGTGGTCCGTATGGCCGCCATGTTCGCGTAGTGCTGCCAGGACATTTTCGTGAACCTCTCGCGGGCGAAACTTGTTGGCTGCGGCGTGTGACGTGTCAGGATCGGAGCGACGAGCGCCCGGCCCCTTCCACGTCAGCAGCGATAGTTGGTCGGTAGCGGTCACGGCTCGAACACCACCAAGCAGAGGATCGAAAGTACGAGGAAGCCGACAACGATTGCGCCGAGGATTGCCATGTCCGTTACTCCGCAGCCGGGTTTTTGTGCGCCCAGAAGCGCGCCGCATTGAGCGTTGCGAATGATTTGATGTACTTCTCGCGAAGGTAGATGGACCAACGATTGCGACTGCCGTGAATGCAGTAGGCTCCGCAACGATAGAAACCCGCGCGCACCTTCTCGAAAGACTGAGCCACCGTTCGCACCTGCTTTTCGAGGTGCGCCAGCATCCGCTCTTGATGTTCGAGTGAGACGTTGGTGCGCATCACGCCACCTCGGCATACAGGCGAACCTCGTTCGCAATGTCGAACCCGGCGTGGCGCTCGATGAACTCGATGGCGTCGGTCGTGATGACCTCGCCTCTGGAGTTGTTCGCCAGTTCGCGGGCCGCATCCTCAGTCACGTCCCTGCACCAACCCTCGACAGGGTTAAACGACAGGACGGAAACCGGATGGGTCACGTTGCCCGACATGATCAGGGCAACCGCTTGTGCGAACGTCAGGCCCGGCTCGACTTCCGCGAAATACAGGGTGCCGTCGTTGGCGCGGGCCTCGATGAGGTGGCTGTCGATGTCCATGTCGTTCCCCTTGTTCGATGGGGGACGTTACCATAATGGAAACCAGACGCAAGAGAAAAGTTGCCTTAGTGGAAACTATTTTGATACGCCAATGGCGTCAGTGAGTTACCACTGTTGCGACTCAGCGAGCGCGGCGGGCTTTGGCGGTGGCGGCGAGGAAATCGAGGGTCGCCTCGTGGACCCCTTCACCCATTTGCCCCGCAATCGCGTCCAGGCTGGGCAGGGCGGGCTTATCCTTCGGCGGGGGCAATCGGTACAGATCGGCCACAGGGCGCTCTATGGCCTCTGCGTAAGCCGCTATGACGCCAAGGGTGAGGTGGCCAGGCTTGGCGTTCTCCCACCGGGAGACCGTCCCCTTGTCCACAGGGGGCTCAAACCGCCCCCCGAGCTGTTCAAGGGTCAAGTCCTTCCAATCCCGCCACTCGGCGAGAAAGACACGAACGGGGCGTCTGGGTCCGATTCTAGGCGGCATTGCCAGTATGGTAACTGGTCATGGGCCATAAATCGTCTGCCAAAGTGGAAACTTCCCCTTGCGCCATGGTTTCCATTATGGTAACCATCGGAAATGGACGCTACCCACCCACTCAAGCAGTACCGCGAAAGCAGGAACCTCACGCTTGAGGAGCTTGCCAAACAGATCGGCGTTCCGGCGCCAACCATCTCGCGCTGGGAGAACTACAAGCGCGCCCCGCGTAGGGGCGCAATCGATCTCATCGTTGAGAAAACGGGCCTGTCGAAGGCCGAGGCGGCTGGTTTTCAACGGGAGCCCGCCGAATGAGAAACCCGCCTCGTCGCGACGTGGATTCCTCGGGCGGCATGACGCTTGCCAGCGGTAAGACACTGCGGATGGCCCGCGCGCTTCACGGCCACCACGAGCCGACAAGCGCGGAGCTTCGGATGGCTCGTCACATGGCGCAGGACGGCAAGAGTTGGGCCGAAATTCACGCTGCGATGGGCTGGCGCTGCCAGATGCAAACTACCATCAATCGGCTCAAGAAGTTCAACATTTTCTCGCGCGTCGGAACCAAGACGCAACTGGCCTCCAAGTTCGGCGGCAACACGCGGTTCAACCAATCCAACACCTGCAACTTCAGCGTCTGGAAGCCGCGGGTGTTGGCATGACCTCAGTGCACAAAGCTTGCGATGGTGGCGAGGCCGTCCTTTGCGCGCCGCGTCAGGTGCGTGGCAAACGCCGCCATCATCTGCGCTGCGATGCTCGGCACCGCGCTCATCGGCGTAATCACCTTCACGACGACGACGCGCTCGCCCTGGTGCTGCCGAACGGAAACCCAGCAGACGTTGTGCTCCATGATCTGGATGTCCCCCAGATCGTCGGCGTAAATCTCCGGTGCTATTCCGGTGTCGATCGGGGACTTGGCGGTCAGTTCGTCCATGATGAAGCTCCCGGCAGTGTGGTTTTTTTTGATCACACGCAACTATGCCGGGACTCCCGCAAAAGAAATGGTCGATTTTATACAGATTTAAGACGCTATCCTCACGTTCAAACCCACCCTGTGGATAACGTTGAAAAGTACGTATGTGACATCTTGCCTTCGGAACAATCATCGGTCGTTGCGCCGGTAAGCGTTCATCAGCCCATCAGGGCTCGGTATAGCCCATACACGATCAGCACCACTGCGAAGGCGCAGGCCAAAACGAGTGTGATCTTCGCATCATGCCGTAGGTGCATTCTAACCATCTCCTATCCTCAGAAGATTTTGGGACAACTGCCGGCGCGTTGCGCGGCGCATTCACGTTTAGTGCCCAACGATTTGGTGGCGCTGCGATGAGCAAGCAGCTCACGTTCACAACACTCGGCGGTGAGGTCGTCACGGCGCAACAGCGCGGCAAACACTACGTCGAACCGCGTGGCTATTTCTATCATCCCGGCACCGGCCCTGAGGGTGAGACGTGCGGCTCCTGCAAGCACATGATCCGCAAGCGCATGGGCGGCACGTATCTCAAGTGCCTCCTCAGTCGTGCGCGCTGGACCGGAGGTCGCGGCTCTGACGTTCTCGCGAAAGCGCCGGCCTGCAAATATTGGGAAGCCCTCACAGCGACCATCTCCACATCCGATAGCGGTTCGGGCGCATGACAACAACGACGCCCCAAGACCTCGACGCCGTGTGCCTGCCAAGGGCGGACCCTCCCTCCGCTTGCGCTTCTCTGAGCGCGTCGCACGGCGTCGAGACCAACACTGATCCAGTCACGGAAGGCAAGCTTGCCGCGCTCGACTGGTTCCTCGGATACGGCGAAAGGCCCACCGATCCCGAACGCACAACAGTGGCAATCGGTGAGCCCACGTCCCGCACGGGAACAGGGAGGGCAGCATGAGCAACGTCGGATCTGCCTTTGCAGGTATCGCCATTGCTCTGCTGTTGCTGGGGATCGTTCTGTTGTTTGGGGCTTAGTTTTTCGACGACGGCGCGGGCTGCGTCGCCAATGTGTAGCCAATGTGAGTGCGGGGGGTTCGACATGCACGGGAGTCTAAGCGGTGAGGAAATTGCAGCAACAAACGGCGCGGCAGGATCAAGCCCCGATAATCCAAGGGCAAGTGATCGCGGCAACATCTTGCCGCAACACGATTTCGCGTTGTTTGCCAATGACGTGTGGACGGTCAAAGCGCCGGCTGCTGTCGAGCAATACACAGGGCGGCCTAGTCGGACCTGTCGTTCGTGGTGCGCCGACATCGAGGCGCCGTCATCCGCTGTGTTTGCGATCCTCCGCGACAAGGAGGGCTATCGCTATCTCAAGCGGGTCATGCGCGACGACCCACCGGAATGGTGGGCGAACTTCCAGCTCGCGCTACAGGCATTGGAGTCGATGAAATGAGCAAGGAAATTACACTTGATGAAGTCCGCGCCGCCATCGGCACAGACACACTAAAGGCCATGCACAAGATGGCCGAGGCCATCGCCTGTCAGGCTGAGACCACTGCGATGATCGTCCCTGACGGGATGTCAGCAGAGCAAGCTCTGCGAGACTTTGCAGCGGCCATACGCAACACCAACGACGCGATGTTCCAACACCTGAAAAACTAATCGGGGAGACCACTAATGTCGTTGCATGAGTGCAGAACAGCAGAACAAAGGGGAGCGTCATGGACGGTTTGCGTAGCGCAGTGTTGAGGGCGAAGTTTGCGAGTCATACGCCAGTTGCGGTCCACCACCCTCCGCGGCTGATCGAGGTCATCCGTGAGGTAGAGGTCGCGCCTCCGCCGCCTACCGAAAAGAAACCTGTGGAAGTTACGGCCGACGAGTTGTTGGCTCTAACCGAGCGTTTCTGTGCTCTTGAGCGCAAGATTTCCAAAATTATGCACATCGTCGGTTTGCATGATGAGAGCCCAATAGTGGGGCCAAGGTTCGTCATGCTGGCCGACATCCGGCGCGAGGTCCGGGAATACTACGGCGTCACGGACGCAGAACTTGACCAGCCGACGAAGGGGAGGGCGTCCGTCTACACGGCGCGGCAGATCGCGTTCTTTCTGTGTCGCAAGCTGACATCACGATCCTGGCCGGCGATCGGCCAAGCTTTTCACCGCGACCATACCTCGGCAATGCATGGGGTGGAGAAGATCAGGGCACGGATGCTCACGGATGAGCAGATGAGCGCCGACATTGCGAAGATCGAAGAAAACCTAGGCGCGCTCCTTCGCCGCCGGCAGGAGGCAGCGCAAGCCGAATGACCGTCGCCTTCACACTTCCTCTGCCGCCGAGCGCGAACAACCTTTTCCCAACAGGGAAGGGCGGGCGCCGGTTCATCTCGCCTGAGTACAAGGCATGGCGAATGGAGGCGGGGTGGGAGCTGAACGCGCAACGCGCAAGGCCGATGAAGGGCCGCGTGAAAGTCGATATCGCGGTGAGCGAGGCGTGCCGTAACGACCTTGACAACAATACCAAGCCGATCGTGGACCTTTTAGTCGCCCATAAGATCATCGAGGGCGACAGCAAGAAGCACGTCCGAGCGATCAACCTGAGCTGGGAGCCGTCCATACGTGCGGTGAACGTGACGATCTATCCCTGTTTGTAAGCGTTTGTAGCGTCCTGCGTGAGAACAAAAACCATGACCAGGAGCGCACGCCGTGAGCCGTTGGTTTCGCCATTACGCCGGGATGTCGCGCGACGATAAGCTCGTCAGCGCGGCCTTGCGAGCGAAGCAGCCCGTTGAGCGGGTGATTTGGGTATGGGGCGCCATCCTTGAGAGCGCCGCGGAGATAAATGATGAAGGAAAATATAATCTGGACGCCGCCGAGGTCGCCTACTTTCTTCGAGCGGACGAGGCTGACATTCGGAGCATTGTGGACGGCCTTGTCGAACTTGGCCGGGTTCACGATGGTCGTGTGGCGAAGTGGGGTGACCGTCAGTTCAAGTCGGATCGATCAGCAGAGCGAGTACGTGCGTATCGAGAGCGCCAACGGGACGACGGTAACGCTGGAGATGACGGCGGGAGCGTTACACCTGATGGATGTAACGACGCTGTAACGTTACAGCAACGTCACGGTAACTCACCAGAGACAGAGACAGATACAAAGACAGATACAAAGACAGAAAAGATTAGTGGTGGTGGTAGGCGCGCGGGCTCGATTTCGCCAAAGGCTTTCGAGATAGCGACCGAGCTTGGCGTCATCTGCGGACACCCCACGCTAGACCACTGGCCTCCCGGTTGGTGCGGATCTCCGTTGTGGGTCCAAAAGTGCCTGAACGAGGGCTGGCTTCCCGAGGTCATGATCGCGGAGACGCGCGCTGTTGCGATGAAGCGCGACGGCCCGATCGAACATTTCAAATACCTTGAAAAGCCCCTTGCTCGCGCTCAAGCGCAGCATCAGGCCCCGCTACCGAAAGTCGAAACACCGCAGCAGGAGACGATCAATGGCGAACATCGGCAACGCCGCGATGCGCGTTCTGGAGGTGGCAAAGGCTTCGCAGCCTTCGCCTTCCAACGTTCCGGCCAAACGGGGGGCTGAAATTGCGCCGGCATGGTTCGATCGGGAGACTGATGTTGAAATGCCGAACCGACTGTTCAGCGCATGGCAATCGGCGCTTGGGCCGAGACAGGTTCGTCGCGCTTTGACCGTGAGCGAGCGGGGAAAACTGGAGGCGAGGGCGGCTGCGCTGTCGGCCGGCTTGATCCCGTTCAGCCGCGATCAGGAGGGACTTGTGGACGCTGAAATTGCGGCCATGTTCAATGGGTTCCGCTCGATGCGCCAGCAGGGCGAGGACGTTGCCTTCACCGTCGAGGTGACGCGGCGGGTGCTTCGTGAGTTTCCGCTGTGGGCAATCGCGGAAGGCTGCATGGCGATAGCGCAGCGGAGGGCTGTGACGAATCCGCCGCTCGATGCGCGCTGGCCCCCGAACGACGGGCAGATATTCGAGGTCGTGGCCGGTGTCGTGAAGCACCATCGGAAAGCCCTGAGCACGGTAACGGCACTGCTTGAGGCAACAGTGGAGCCGCCAGCGCCGCCGCGCCAGGAACCACCAGAGCAGGGCGAACAATATCCACAGTGGATGCGCGCTGCTGATCTCGGGCCGCTGGAGAACATGGCCCCGCCGGACGGCAAACACGCGCAGCGCGTCATGGCGGATATTGAGGCACGTAAGGCGCAACGCACGGCGGCAGAAGGATAACCACCATGCACAGCACTGGGGTAGGAATGGTGACGAAAACACAGCGGCCGCTCACCTATGGCCGAATGACCAACTTCCTGCGCCAGGCAGAGCTTGGATCGGGAACAGGGGCGACGGGCGCCACCGTCGTCAAGCAATCGCACAGCCCGTTGATGCAGCTCATGTTCGAGTCCGCGCAATGGGAACGCGGCGTTAAGGGCGCCAAGAAACCCGTGGACGGTGAGAAGTTTGGTAGCCATGAGCTGGAAGCCTCACAGGAGATCGAGGCTGCGTTCTTTGCGATCTCGGGCGGGATGATGTTCAAGCCGATGAACTACGAGCGCACGGACCCCGGAAAGCCCTCGGACTGGCCAGAGGCGCTGGCGCTCAAGGTTCGACGCTATCAGGCATGGGCGTGTCACTGGTCCATGATGGCGAAGCGATTTGACCCTACGTTGCAGATCGTGATTGCTGCCGTGATCGATCAGCGCCCCTTCCGGGAGACCGCCTCAGACCTTGGCTTCGGCCATGAGCGGATCAGGAATGCGACCGTCCGCGGCCTTCGGGACTATGCTGCAAGGGCAGGGTGGGCTCATGGCAGGGATGGGGATCGGTGGCGGTTGAACGCTGGAATGACGTTCAGGAGGGCGGCCGTCGCATGACCTACGGGAAAACCATGGGGCGCCTGACCGTAACAGTGAGCCGCGATGGTGCGAAGATGCACGACTACGGCCACGGGTGCGAGGTGTCCTGCGTGGCCGGGTGGAATGATAGTTGCCCGGTCGTGTCGCACACCATGTCGGTCGAGGAATTGCGCGATCTTCGCTATTTGCTGGACCGCGCTATCGCTGCGGCTGATTCGGAGTGAACACGATTTAACCCCTCAATTTGACAAGCGGGCCGCTATTTGCGTAAATTGTTCCCAGAGTGATTTGCTGCGCCCGCACGGAACCCCCGTCGCGGGCGCTTTGCATTTCCGGCGCCAGCCCTCCTCCTCCCCGTCGTGCCGCGCTGGACGGGCCGCTCTCTTAGCATTCTGTCCCCCGACTCCCGGATGTGGGAGGGCGGCCCACCCCCTTAGTTTGGTTCACGATAGAACCCCGTAACCGTTCCGTCAGTGCGGTCACCCAACGTCAGCGTATGCGCCTCCCCGAAACCCCCTAGAGGAAGAACCGATGAAACACGATGAACAGGCTATCGAGAAAGAAATTCAGGCCAAGAACCTCAACGCGCCGCGCCTCAACCCGCAGCACATCGACGACCAGATCGTCGCTGAATACAGCGGGCGCGCATCCGTGATGTTCAAGGACTGCCCCGGCGCCGATGCGCTTTCGACGCTGACCATCTGCGTCCTTCGGCTGAAGAACGGCTTCCTGTTGGTTGGCGAGAGTGCGTGCGCCAGCCCTGAGAACTACGACGAGGCGATCGGCCACAAGATCGCCCGCGACAATGCACGCAGCAAGATTTGGGCGCTCGAAGGCTACGCGCTCCGCTCCAAGCTCGCCGCCTAGTTGGGCTAATGGGGCTTCCCGATGACCGCTACTGACGGAAGCCCCGACCTCCAACCCATCGTGAATTGAATGACCTCCACCATCAACACCCTCAAACGCAAGCCCACCAAGACCATCAAGGTAAAGGCCAAGGCAAAGCGGAAGAAGTGCAAGAAGTGCTGACCAACAACCAGAGGAGACGACAATGCAAACCGGAACGGTAATTACGGCATACGGTCTCCGCTCGTCCCCTTCCGGGGATCATACTGAACAACCGCTCAATATCGGCGATCAGGTGGAGATCATTGGCTGCGACGCCGGCTGGATGTGGGTGCGAACCTCGCGCTACGCAGGTTTCGTTCCCAGCAACAAGATCAAGGTCGAGCCGGATAAGGCTGATGAGCCGGCCGCCCCAGAACCACAGCCACCGGCTGCCACTGTCCATAAGCCCGCCGACAAACCAGCGCTTCACAAGGCTCCCGCCAAGCGGCCCACACATCATCGCTGATGCCCGTTCTCAGCAATCCCCGTCACGAGCGCTTCGCTCAGGAACTGGCTAAGGGCACCTCAGCATCAGAGGCCTATGAGCTTGCGGGTTACAAACCAAACCGCGGCAACGCGACAACACTAAAGCAGGACCAAAGCATTTCAATCCGAGTGGCTGAACTACTCCAGGAGCGTGAACAGATACACGCCCAAGCCACAGCGGAGGCTGTAGAGCGCGCTGGGCTGACTAAGGAGTGGGTTATTGAGCGGCTGACAACGGTCGCTGAGCGGGCGCTGCAAGCCAAGCCAGTGCTTAACCGCAAGGGTGAGCCTGTGATGGTTGAAACTCCTGCCGGAATGATGGCGCCGGCTTTTGTGTTTGACAGCTCGGGCGCAAACCGCAGTCTCGAACTGCTCGGCAAGGAGCTGGGCATGTTTGTGGATAGGTCAGAGGATGTTACTTCCAAGCGACATATCGACCAGATTGACGCCCGCATTAATCAGCTCCTTGGCGATCGAGGAGAAGGAAGAGCTGCTGAGCCTTCTGGAGGAACGGGAACAGGTTCTCAAGGAGACGAAGCTATTCCAACTGTACCCGGCCACGGGACCGCTTAGGCGTGAGCTATACGCTAAGCATCTGGCTTTTTTTCGTGCTGGCTCCACGTACATGGAGCGGGCTTGCATCGCAGCAAACCGCGTCGGCAAAACTTGGGGCATAGGCGGTTACGAGACCACGCTGCACCTGACGGGTGAGTATCCCGATTGGTGGGATGGGCGGCGGTTCGATAGCCCGATTGAGGCATGGGCTGCTGGCGACACGTCGGAAACGACGCGAGATATCGTCCAGCAGGCTTTGATGGGGCCGCTTGGTGACCTTGGGACTGGGTTGCTACCGGCGGCGAATATAATCGGTGAACCGACCAAGCGCGCTGGTGTTGCCGGGGCAATGGACACGGGGCGCATCCGGCACAAGTCGGGCGGCGTCTCACTGGTTGGGTTCAAGTCATACGATCAGGGGCGGAAGAAGTTCCAGGGCACCGCGAAGCATGTTTGCTGGTGCGACGAGGAGCCGCCGGCTGATGTTTACGACGAGATGATGCTGCGGCTGATGACGACGGACGGGATCATGCTCGGGACGTTCACGCCATTGAGTGGCCTGTCGCAGATCGTGTTGCGGTTCCTGCCTGAGATGGCACCGGAGGTTTCGTGAGCCGATACGCCCAGCAAATCGAGTGGGACGACGTTCCGCACCTCTCGAAGGACCAGAAGGACAAGCTCCTTGACTCAATCCCTCCACACCAGAGGGACGCTCGCACAAAGGGCATCCCGGTTCTGGGCGCGGGTCAAATCTACCCGGTGGCTGAATCGGCCGTCATCGTTGACCCGTTTCAGATCCCCCAGTTCTGGCCGCGTGCTTACGGTCTTGACGTTGGATGGAACAGAACAGCGGGTATCTGGGGTGCATGGGACCGTGATAGCGATACGGTCTATCTCTACTCCGAGCACTACGCCGGCCAGCAGCCCCCCAGCGTCCATGCTGATGCGATTAAGGCGCGGGGCGATTGGATGTCAGGTGCGATCGATCCTGCAAGCGCAGGGGCGAACCAGAAAGACGGTACGACTCTCATCGGCGAGTACCAGGCGCTAGGGCTCAATCTGCACCCGGCCGACAACTCGGTCGAGGCGGGGCTCATGGCCTGCTACCAGCGCTTGGCATCTGGCCGCCTCAAGATATTCAAGACGCTCCGCAATACGATCACGGAACTGCGCATCTACCGCAGGGACGAGAACGGCAAGATTGTCAAAGAGAACGACCACGCGATGGACGCCATGCGCTACCTGATCATGACCGGGATGATGCTGGCGAGCGTTGAGCCTGCGGCCATGGAAGAACTGGAAGACCGCTTGCAGCAGCGCGGCCGTTCAAGCGTGACGGGGTATTGATGCTCTCTTGGTCAGCCAACAAAGATTTTGGCGTGTGGTGGCTCGGCATTGGCCGATGGCGGCTGATCCTGAGGGCGCCATGGGATGAGCCGCTGTTCTCCGAGTGTTACGGCCACGCCTCGACGCTGCCCCTTGGCTTTGGCTGGCGTATACAATCGCGCCTTGTGCCGGTCTGGAACTAGTCAATGGCCTACGGTTATCCCGCGCCTGCCAGATCATCGGATGGCAAGCGAACGAGGACGCCTGCGCTCGCCAGTACGCTGACCAAGCTGCTGGAGTTCGAGACATCGCCCAACATCGCGGAAGACCTTGAAGATTCCGAACTGGAGAAGATCGGCCAGGACGTAGAGCGCGAATACAAGATCGACAAGAAATCCCGTGAGGAATGGGAACAGTCGGCCGAGCGGGCCATGGACATCGCGCTCCAGGTCAGGAAGCCCAAGAACTACCCGTTCGAGGGTGCAGCCAACATCAAATACCCGCTGGTCACAGTCGCGGCCCTTCAGTTCGGGGCGCGTGCCTATCCTGCGATTGTGGACGGTAATCGCGTCGTCAAAGCCCAGGTGATGGGCAACGACAACGGCATACCGCTTCCACAACCCGGCATTACGCCGCCTGCTATGGGTGGGCCGGGTCAAATGATGGGCTCGACGGCCATGACGCCGCCGGGCATGGGCGGTCAGCCACAGGAAGGCCAAGTCCCGCCTGAGATGGCTGGGCAGATGCAGCCCGGAATGGAAGGGCAGCCGCCGCAACAGCAATGGCAAGTTCAGCCCGGCGCCAAGCGCGCCAAGGCCGATCGCGTATCGGCGCACATGAGCTATCAGCTCCTGTGCGAGATGGAGGAATGGGAGGAGGACACCGACGTTCTGCTGCACCACTTGCCAATCGTTGGCTGCGCCTTCCGCAAGGTCTGGCGCTCGGAGGAACTTGGTCGGAACAAGGCCGAGATGGTCACGGCCATCCACCTTGTCGTCAACAACAAGGTCCGCAGCCTTGAAGAGGCGCCGCGCGTCACTCATGAGATTTTCCTGTACCCGCAGGAGATCGAGGAGCGCAAGCGTAGCGGCACGTTCTGCGAGCATGACTATGAGGCGCCAGCCAGTGAAGGCGATGGCGACGAGGACGCGCCGCATTGCTTCCTGGAGCAGCACAAGTTCCTTGATCTGGATGGGGATGGCTACAAAGAGCCGTACATCGTCACGGTCCATAAGGACGACTGCAAGGTCGCCAGGATCGTCGCGAACTACCGCGTCGAGGACATCAAGGACGACGGCAAGAAGATCACCCGCATTCCCAAGGGCCACTACTTCGTCAAATACTCGTTCATCCCCGATCCGAAGGGCGGGTTCTACGACATCGGCTTCGGAAAGCTCCTGGAGAGCATCGGCGAGTCGATCGACACCACGATCAACCAGATGCTCGACGCCGGCCACCTCCAGAACGCGGGCGGTGGGTTCATCGGCTCTGGCGTCAGACTGAAGAAGAACAACATCAAGGTTCGGCCCGGCCACTACGAACAGGTTGCGACCAACGGAGATCTGCGAGCCCAAATCTATAACCACCAGTTCCAAGGTCCGTCCGCCGTCCTGTTCAATCTTCTTGGGATGCTGATCGAGTCCGCCCGTGACATTACGGCGGTCAAGGACATCCTGACCGGGGATACCGGCGACAAGGGTGTCCAGACCGCGACCACGACCCTTGCCATGATCGAGCAGGGGCTGAAGGTCTTCACCGCGATCTACAAGCGCGTCTATCGCGCCATGCGGGATGAGTTCAAACTGCTGTTCAAGCTGAATGCCCAGCACATCAACGATCAGGAGTATTTCACCTTCCACGACCAGCAGCAGGCCGTTGCGAAGTCGGACTACGACATCGCATCCATGGACATCATGCCCGTAGCCGACCCGAAGATGGTGACGGACATGCAGCGGACGGCGCGGGCTAACGTGCTGCTCCAAATCGCGGCCAGCCCTCTAGGCGCCGCCCAGGACCCGCAGGAGGCGCTGAAGCGCGTCTACGACTCGCTGGGCATCGAAGAGCCCCAGAAGCTGCTGGCGAAGCAGGCGGGCCCGCCGCCTGATCTGATGGCCAAGGTCGAGAAGGATATGTCAACGGCCGACCTGAACAAGGCCAAGGCTGACGAGACGCGCGCCAAGACCGACCTTCTTGACGACGACGCGCAGCACGCCGCCATGATGAAAGAGGCTGACCTGACGTTGCGAGCCGACGATCAGCAGCACAAACAGGTAATGGACAAGGCCGGATTGGAGCTTGAGGTGGTGGGTGCCGCAGATCAGGCACAGCGCGCCGATCGTCAGCAGGATATCGACGCCACGTTTGAGGCCGGACATCTGCAAGAGGCGGCCAGGAACAACGAGCGGAAGTTTGAGAGCGACAAGGCGAAGGTTAAGCAGGCAACCAAGTGAGCGACGTTTACGGCCGCCTGAAGAGCTATCTGCCGCAGCAGCAACCACCGGCGACCATGATGCCGGGCTCGCAAGGTGGGATGCTTGGATACCTCGTTCGCCAGAAACTCTATGGTGGAGAGCAATCATATTTCCAGCAGAACCCAAATGTCGCTGGCATGGCATCCGAGTCTGGTCATGTTGTGCTCAATCCGCACTCGCCACCGGACGTTAATCGTGATGCGGTTGCAAGGAATGAGGCGCTTCGTCTTCTAATCCGCGACCGTGCTGTTACCCCCGGTTTCGGCGTTACGCCACAGCAGCGAGCGGCCTTCCAAGGTACGCCATACGAGAACAATGAAGGCGCGATGCGCGAGACAATCGCGGCCCGCGCCTATTCAGGCGACCCAAGTATTACGCCAACGCCAGAGCAGACAAACTGGCTGCAATGGCTCTTGCGGCAGAAGCGATGAAATTTGAGCAGGAAGACTTCGACCAGTGGTTGGCTCACCCCGTCACTGAACAGATGATCCATGCGCTCAAGAGACTGAGCGAAGAGACCAAAGCGAAATGGTTGGCCGTGTCATGGGAAGGGGGCAACCCCGATCCCTTGCTATTGGCCGACCTCCGAGCCCGAGCACAGGTCACTAGCGACCTGGCAGATTTGAAACTTGAGGACATCAATGACGAAGACGAATGAGACTGGAATTTTGCCAACCGAGTTCAAGGTTTTGATAGCCCCGAAGGAAGTTGGCGACAAGATCGGCAGCATCTACCTGCCGGACTCGACCAAGGAGCGCGACCAGTTTGCCCAGATGGAGGGCACGTTGGTGGCGGTCTCGCCGCTCGCCTTCACCTACGCGAAGCAGGAGGAATGGGAGGCGGCCGGCGCTGCCCCGCCAACTGTTGGGGACCGCGTGTTGTTTGCCAAATATGCCGGCGCCGTCGTCAAGAGCCTGAAGGACGGCAAGGACTACCGCCTAGTGAACGACAAGGACATTGCGGCGGTGCTGTCATGACCGACACCACGCAGGGCGATCAGGGCGCCGAACACCAAGACGCAGGTGAAGACGCCCCGGAGACCGTAGCTCTCGCCCGTGAGATGGGCTGGAAGCCGGAGGCTGAATGGAAGGGTGATCCGCCGAAGGGTGGGTTCCATTCCGCAACTGAATTTCTGCGCCGCGGCGAGAAGATACTCCCGATCGTGCGCGCCGACGCCAAGAAGGCAAAGGAAGAGGCTGCCGCGCTCCGCTCCGAAATGGAGCAGATGCGCAATGACCACCGCGACACCATCAAGCGCATCGAGCGCATGTCGAATGTGGCGCTCGAACAGCAGCGATTGCAGATCACGAACCAGTACACGGCCGCTAAAGAGGCGGCGGTTGAGGTTGGCGACAAGGTTGCCTACCGCGAGGCGGACAAGGCTGAGCGCGAGTCCCTGAAGGCGATTGACGACCGCCTGAAGGAAAACGACGCCGACAGTGGCGGCAAAAAGGACGAACGCAAGACCGCCGAGATGCCCCGCGAGGTCAAGGAAGTCCTTGACGGGTGGCTGGCTGAAAACACCTGGTTCAACAGCGATGAGGAACTGAACGCGGTTGCCCAGGCCCGGCACATGAAGCTGCTGCGGGAGAAGAAGGGGCTGACGCTGCGTCAGAACCTCGATGAGGTCCGCGAATACGTCAAGAAGCGGTTCCCCGAGCACTTTGCTGATGAAGGGGATGAGCAGGACGAGGATGATCCTCCGCGCCGCAAGGGCTCTCCTGTAGAGGGCGGCTCGCGTCTGGGCGGTGGGAATGGTGGCTCCAAGTTCTCGAAGCTTCCGGCGGAGGCCAAGGCCGCGGCCGACAAGTTCATCAAAGAGGACAAGCTGTTCCTCGACGCTGGCGAAACGCCCGAAAAGAATTTGGCTCAGGCCCGTGAGCGCTACGCCACGCAGTATTTTGGAGACATGAAATGAGCGACACCTACACCCCTGAGCCCCGCAAGCCGGGTCGGCCAACTAATGCCGAACGGGACGCGCGGGCGGCAGCAGAGACCCCCAATCCCCGCCAAGCGGAGGTGCAACAGACGCGCCGCCGCCGTGAGGGCATGGGGCCAGAGCGAAACCTGAAGCTCCACATTCCTGAGCAGATGAAAGACCCGAACTTTGAATATCGCTGGGTCAACGATCGGCCCGGCCGCGTTCACAGCCTCACCAAGCTCGATGACTGGGACCCTGCGCCCGGCATGGATGGTGTTGGCCTGGGGCAAAGCGTTTCAGAGCGAGCAGTCGATTCCTATACCGGCGAACGCGCCGTTCTTCTGAGGAAGCCGAAGGAATACTACGACGCCGATCAGATGGAAAAGAAGAAAGCCCTGGACGAGCGCGACGAAGCGATGCGTCGCGGTCCTTTGCCGAGCCCCGAGGGGATCGGTGGCGAAGCTGACAAAAGCTATACGCCGGGCGGCAGGAACATCGTGAACGGTCGCTAAGGCGACCTCACCCCTAGTTTCAACCATTCAGGAGGGCCAACTTCATGGCCAATTCTAACGCGCCCTTTGGGTTGCGTCCTGTCCGACATAAGGACGGACGAGCCTATAACGGGGCTGTCAACTTCTACTTCGCGACCGGCGCCACGGGCGTCATTGCCCCTGGCGATCCGGTCATCAACAACGGTGCCACCAACACCACGGAAATCTCCGGCTTCCAAGCCGGCGCGCTTCCGGGGTGCCAGATCGCATTGCCCGGCGCGGGCGATCCGATCACTGGCGTTTGCGTCGCCGTGCTCCCGACCAACCGTGACAGCCTCACCTACCGTGAGACCTCCACGGATCGGGTCATCGCCGTCGCGGACGATCCCGGCCTCGTCTTTGAGGTTCAGGAGGATGCCGGCGGCACCGCTCTGGCGGGCACCGATGTCGGTCAGCTTGTCAATCTTGGATCGGGCACGGCCTCGACCGTCACCGGCCGCTCGACCTGGGTGATCGATACTGCAACGGCCCCGAACACCACGGCGACGTTCCAGTGCTACCTCAACCGACTTTCCCCGAAGCCGAACAATGCCATCGGCACCTACGCGGTTTGGGAAGTCACCATCAACAACCACCAGCTCGGCAACGTGACCGACGCCGGCAACGTAACCCCGGTTTAAGGAGGTCACACCATGGCTGGAGTCATCACTACCGGCAACCACCCCAAAGCACTTTGGGAGGGGATGCACGCGTTCTTCGGCGCTCAGTACAAGGAGCACCCGGAGGAGTTCCGCGAAATCTACGAGATCGAGAAATCCTCGAAGAACTACGAAGAGGACACGAAGGTTACGGGCTTTGGGCTCGCTCCGCTCAAGTCCGAGGGTCAGCCCGTCAACTACGATTCCGAGTCGCAGGGGTACACCAAGCGGTACACCCACAACGTCTGGGGCTCGGGCTACATCGTCACGCAGGAAGAGATGGAGGACAATCTCTATGAGATCGTCAGCCGTCGCCGCATCAAGCGGCTTGCGTTCTCGATGCGGCAGACCAAGGAGACGGTATCTGCCAACGTCCTGAACCGCGCGTTCACCTCCGGCTATACCGGCGGCGACGGCAAGGTTCTGGTCGCGAGCGATCACCCGACCCTGAGCGGAGATCAGTCGAACCTCTTGACCGCGGCGGACTTCTCCGAAGCGGCGCTGGAGGACATGGTTATTCAGATCGGCCAGGCCAAGAACGACCGCGGCCTGCTCATCAATCTGAAGCCCATGAAGCTGATCCACCCCGTCAACATCCAGTTCGATGTGGCGCGGGTGCTCAAGTCCGAGCTGACGCCGGGAACGGCGAACAACGCTGTCAATGCGGTGCGGTTGGTCGGCGTCAAGCCGGTCTGCAACCACTACCTCACGGACACCGACGCTTGGTTCGTCAAGACCGACTGCCCGAACGGCCTCACCATGTTCGAGCGTCGCGCCCTTGAGTTCACCCGCGACAACGACTTCGACACCGAGAACGCGAAGGCGAAGGCCACGATGCGTTTCTCGGTGGGCTGGACTGACTGGCTGACCCTGTTCGGGTCGGCTGGCGTCTAAATCCTCCCGTCTGCGGCTTGTTAGGAGACGCAGAACACCTGGGGCGGTCAGCAATGGCCGCCCTTTTTCATTCCTCACCTTCGGAAATCCAAACAAGGCCCTAACGGGTCGAAGCGGAGGCCATCATGGCTCTTAATCAGCTCTCAAGCTATCCTAGCGGTTTCGGCCCCGGCGTTATGATCGGTGGCCGTCCCGTGCTCGCGGACTTCGCGGGCAATGTCTACTGGGTCAACTCAGTCACCGGCTCGAACGGCAACAAGGGCACGCGCGATAAGCCCTTTGCGACGATTGACTATGCGATCGGCCGCTGTACGGCGAGTCAGGGCGACGTGATCTATTGTATGCCCGGCCATACCGAGGCCGTCACCGTATCGAGCATCGCGTGTGATGTCGCCGGGGTGTCGATCATCGGCCTTGGCGATGGCTCGAACAAGCCAACGCTTACCTTCGGGGCGACCGACTCCCGTATCAACGTCACGGCCGCCAACTGCAAATGGCAGAACTTCCGCTGGACGGCGGGCATTGGCGATGTCGTCACTGCGGTTCTGCACGCGACTGCGGCCCAGAACTCGATGTATCTCGATATTGAGTTCCGCGCTTCCTCGACGTTCAACTTCATCAATGGCTACACCCTCGGCGCCGCGAATATCTCGGACGGCTGTCGGTGGGAGCGCAACTATCTGCGCACCGCAGATGCCGGTCAGCTTGCGCTGTGTGTCACCGCGGCGGCCCACAACGACCTGAAGTTCTACAACAACTATGTTGTCCACGCTGCGGCTGCTGCCGGACTTCTGACGGCTGGTGCCGCGGAACTCCTGGGCATCGATGTTCGCGGAAACTTCGTCCAAACGGGCCAGACCGATGGTTCCGTTGGCGTCCTCGTGATCACGACCGGAACCGCATCGAGCGGCAGCATCGTCGGAAATGACATGAAGACCGCCGACGCCGCGGCGAACGTCGCCATCCCGATTGCGTCGAAGGTCTACGCTGCCAAGAACTACATTGCCGGCGCCGATGAGGTCGGCACTGTCATCGCGGTCGGTACGCTGTTCGACAACACCTAAGCTGAGATTTGGTATTTCGTCGCCGGGCTTCGGCTCGGCGGCGAGACCAAACTTTTGCACATGACGAAAAGAGGCCGCTATGCGCTTCAAGGAATTTGACATTGACCCGGCAAACGTCAGCTTGACGGGCTTCGCCTCCAACGTCACGGGCGCCGCGTTCACGCTGACCGCGAACAGCTCCGGTGATGGGCTGGCGCACCAGGTCAGCATTCGGAATGACTCCGTTACGGATCATGCTGGAAAGACCGTGACGCTGGTTGGCACCGACCCGGATGGGTTCGCCCAAACTGAGGTAGTGACCGGGCCAGGAACGTCCGCAACCGTCGAGTCAACCAAGTATTTTCTCACGCTCACCAGCGCAACTCCGTCTGAGACAATCGGCGCCGATACGTTCGATATCGGCTGGGTTGATGAAGTCTCGTCAAAAACTATTCCACTGGAAAGCGTATCGCTGGCCGGCGCGACGCTCAATGTGGACGTTACCGGAACCATCAACTTTACGGTTCAGCAGACATTCGATGACGTGTTCCGGTCGGGCCTTGCCGCGCAGTCCGCGCACCAAAACGTGCAATGGCTGGATATAACGGCGCTGGCGTCAAAGACCGCTGACACAACTTCCGTATCGACGGTCGGTGCAACGGCAATCCGCCTCATTGTCAACAGTTACACCGATACGGCCGAACTCCAGATGAACGTCAACCAACCATATGGTTCGACCTGACGATGCCTGACTACACACGACGCTCCTTATATCGAAAAGGAGCAACGTCTGGCGTGTCCTCGGTGTGGCTTGGCTCACGTTCGACCGACAGCATTCCAGAAGATGCGATCCTGACTGAGGACGGCGAGCCAATCATGACCGAATACGGCGATATTCTGGTGATCGAATAATGCCGAAGATTTCCGCCCTTCCGTCAGAAGCGACGCTGGACGGGACCGAGCTGGTTCCGATTGTCCAGAGTGGTGTGACTGAGCGGGCGACGACGCAGTTGGTTGCTCGGACGATAAACCCGCAAACGTTGACCGAGAAAGTTATTCCGCACGACGATGACCTTCTCATCCTCGCTGATAGTGAAGCATCGAACGTCCTAAAAAAGGTTAAGGCTGTAAACATAGCCACCCGTGGCTATGTAACGCCACAGCAGTACGGGGCTGTTGCGGACGGCGTAACGGACGACTACCAAGCTTTTGCGGATGCCTACACTGCGGCCGTTGCTGCTGGTCACAATACGATCATCTGCCCGCCAGGCTCAGACTATGCCATAGGGCAGGACTTCAACATCCTTGCCAACAATTTCACCCTTATGGGTTTCTCGCGTCGGAACACGACGATCAGGGCGCTGTCCGGCGCGACGCTGACCAACCTGCTGCGGATCGGCCCGGCCACGGGGACCGATACGATAAGCGGGGCCGTGGTCCGTGGCATCACGTTTGATGGCGGCAACACCTGCTCTGATGCGGTTGTCAAGCTTCGAAACCATACCCGCTGCGACATCTCCGACATCCGCTGCACCAACGGTTCGGCCGATGGTCTCAAGACCGATACCGCCACGACCGTCATCAACACCAAGGCGATCTGGAACACGTATATCGCGATCGAGTGCGACAACAACGACGCCAATGGGATGCGGTTCATTGGTGAGAAGGAAACCTTCTACGACCAGCTTTGGGGCCACATCAACGGCGATTGCGGCATCATCTTCCGTGCCTTCGAGTACGATGGCGGAAACCTAACCGAGACGACGCAGTGTACCGCAGGAACTGTCCACGCCGACGACAATACCAACGACGGCATCGTGTTCGATGGTGTGGAGAAATACACATTCGCCGTCTGCGAGGCGACGCAGAACTTTGGCTGGGGTATTCGGTTCCGGTCCACAGATACTTCGGCTTCCGGTGTAGCCAACAACAACGTCAATATCGGCTGCGCCACCATGCGCGGCAACGTGGACGGCGGCATCAGATGCGGTGACAGTGCGCAGATGAATGGCGCGCACTTCGGCACCGTTACGATCATTGGCGGTGGCGGGCAGGCTGGCGAGACTGGTATCCACCTGGAGGGCGTGAGCAACGTCCAGTTCGGTTCGGTCATCATTTCGCTGATGGCGGGGCCTGGCATTCGCATTCTGGACGGCACGCCGCTTGGTGGGGCGTTGGCTTCATCGGCCATTCAATTCGGCTCGGTGCGTCTGAACTTCAATGGTCAGGTCAATACCGGGGCCGTTCACAGCCTCTCGATCGAGGGGAGCACGTCCGAGGTCAGCATTTTAAGCCTGATCAGCGGCGGGCAGAACACATCGGGGACAAACTACGAGGTAAGCGTCGGCGGCTCTGCTAGTGACGTTGTTATCGGTCACGCATCGCTGACATCCGCGAGCGGCAGCAACGGCGTTACAGGAACTGTCACGTTTACCGGACGCTATGAATTGGAGGGTGTAGAGCAGACGATTAGCGGGGCTGGCACAATCGACGGAGCTGTCGGCCTGACGGATGGTGGTCTCCCCCGTGCCGACGGCACTGGTGGAGTTACATTGCAGGCGTCTGGCTGGCAAATCAACGACAGCGACGCTCTGAGCCCCAAGACGAACGATGCGGGCGCGATCGGGACGACGGCGTTAGGTGTTTCGGACCTGTTCTTTGCGACTGGCGCTGTCATCAATTACAACAACGGCGCTGAGACGATCACTAACGCTGCGGATACGATGTCATATGCTGGCATCACGACGTTCAACTATTCGCAGGATGGCGCCGCCCTCGCCAAGAACATTGAATCCTTCAATGCGGTTGGCGCTAGCACATCGGCGCAGATCACCCTCACAAGAGGCAGGGGGACCAAGGCATCCCCAGTAGCGCTTTCCAGCGGTGATCGGATCGGCTCCTACTTCTTTTCCGGTCAGATTGACACGACGGTCGGCAACATTGCCAACGCAGCCGCGCTGATTGGCGTTGCGGCGGAGAACTTCGGCACCGGAACGACGGGTGCTTATTTCACGCTCCAGGCTACGCCGGCAGGAAGCGGAACTCGGGCGGAGCAACTCAGGGTCGCCGGCAGTGCTATCTACGCTCCTGGCGCCGGCACCACGGCCTCGGCGGCGAATGCGTTTCTGGACAGCGGGTCAACGCCGGCTAACCAGCTACTGCGGTCCACCTCGTCGCTGCGCTACAAGCGCGACATCGAGGACATGGACATTGCGGCTGCTGAGAAGATCGTCGATCAGGTGCGGCCGATCTTCTACCGCTCTGCTATTGAGCGCGATCGGCAGGACTGGTCGCACTATGGCATCGCCGCCGAGGAATTGGCGCTGATCGACCCGCGCTTGGTGCAATTTGGCTACCCCGAGGATGCTTGGGAAACTGAGACGGTTCAGGAGCCGGATCAGGTCATTCCCGCCCGTATCGATCGCGTTCCAGTCATGGAGCCACTCGAAGAGCCGCTCTTTGAACTTGTCCCGACGAAGGGCGGGTTTGAGCGTAAGCGCATCACACACCGGCAGGCGATGACGCTGATGCCGGTGTGGGACGAAGACGGTAATGGTATCGACGCCCTCGAAATTCCGCTGTTCGATGAGGTCGAGGTCGAGCCGGAACGCATCGTCCCCGGCGATCGGATGGCCGTTAAGAAACTGAAAAAGGACGCCGAGATGGTCCCAGACGGGGTGGCTTACGAGCGCGTTGTCGTCCCGTTGCTGATGTGCGTCCGCGATCTTCGTGGCCGCGTTGATGCGTTGGAGGCGCCTAGGAGTACGGGCCGTGTTTAATCGCAGTGTAGAGCGTCTGCTGAATCGCAATCGCCAATAGGATGGACGCCAGCAAGGCCTGGTTTCTGGCCTGCGGAACGACTTCGCGGCACATCATGCCAAGCATGACGATTAGCGGCGGCAGGACTGCAAAGGCGGTTCGCCAATAGGGCACGCCTGTTGTTGCATAGAAGGCAAACGTGACAACGGCCGCAATGAGCGCGCCGCAGACAGTGGTCATGGCTTCCTTGCTGAGCCCACGGTTCAGGTAGATCAGGATCGCAGTTGGTGCTGCTAGCGCGGACAGTTGGACCAGCAGCGGGCCGATGTAGCCCACGACGATAGTGTTGAATGCGGTAGCAATGAATTTGCCTTCCGCCAGTGATTTGCCAATCCAGATGAGTTGGCCGAAAGCCAGTTCGCCAGAGTAGAAACTGCCGACCTTGAGCATGACGAATCCGAACCATGCCAAGGGTGGGATGGTCGTTGCAGCCAAGACGGCTGCGGTGTCGGTGGCCGCTGTGCGGAGGTCAATCCGGTTCACGGCCCATGCGACAGCGGCGGCGATGGCCAAACAAACGGGAACGATAACGAACAGGGGGTAGGCGGTCATTCCAAGGCCGCTGAGCGCCCCGACGAGAACGGCGTATCTGACGGTTGTCGCGCCAGCTAACTTTTCGGCGGCCACTAGTGTCGCAAGCAGCGGCGCAATGATGTTGTAAAGCTGAACGTGCGGGCTCCAGAAGAAGACCTTGACGATATCGTTCGCGACCAGGAGATAGCCGACTGAGGTGACGGCAATCAGGGTGGCTGGCGTCGCGTCGATCGGGACTTTGACGATCCGCAAATAGAGCCAGAACGTGAGCCACAGTAGCAAGACATTGAACGTCGCGTAGGCGAGGAACGAAGGAAGCCCGTTCGCCAGCATCTCGGGGACGAACCGCTGGAAATACTCGTGCATCTTATCGGCCCGGTGGATACCAAGCCACTCTGGCGCCTTCTGAAACGGCAGGAACAGCGGACGCAGCAGGAACGCGGGGATGACCATCCCCGGTCTTGATTGCCTGAAGCTGCCCTTGTCGAGCAGTCGGTTTGGATACTGAGCGAGCTGAAGTAGCGCGATCGAGTCGCAGTTCAATGAAATGCCGAAGGGCTTAGGCCCAACGAGATTGACGAAGCAGCCCCTGGCATCGAGTTCGACCGGGGCTCTTGGTCCAATGAGCAACGATACCAGGAACACGGCCGTAACGGCGACGACACCAATCCAGATCGCTCGGCGGGTTCGGCGCTCGGAGAGGGTCATGGCCGGTCATTTAATAGGCGACAACTAGTGGATGCAACCCAGTGAGGCAGCCCAATTAATGGCCTATATCCCCGGAGACCACTGGCGCATCTGCGATAGGTCGGGGCGCAAGGTCCGCGCGAGCCAGACTGTGAAGCAGTGGGACGGACTGATCGTTGCTATTGACGAATACGAGGATCGTCACCCGCAAGACTTCGTGCGGGGCCGCAAGGACCGGCAGAACGTTCCCGATGCGCGTCCTGAGAGTGTGGATAGCTTTCTAGGCCCGCTGCAAACAGTGACAACTGCCGCCGCGGTTGCTGGAGCAGCGGCGCTGACGGTTGAAACAACGGCCCGCTTTGAAGGCAACGACGATATCGGCGTGACCCTTTCAAACGGAGATGTGGCGCGAATGCGGATCGATACCGTCGCCTCATCCGTGAGCCTGACGCTGACAACTGGATTGCCCGGCGCCGTGTCCTCTGGCGCGCTTGTCATCGACTATGACGCGGTAGCAGAAGCGGATATCGGCTGATGACGACTTCTGGAACGTATACCTTCGGCCGCAATCGCGACCAGATCATCAAGGCGGCTCTGATCAAGGTCGGCGCTGTTGAGGCTGGTGACACTCCATCGTCCGATGACGTGACCGACGCCGCCGTGTCTCTGAATGCAATGGTCAAGCATTGGCAGGGCACTGGCGTCCACATCTGGACCGTAGGCGAGGCGACGCTGTTCCTCCAACTCGATCAGGTTCAATACTCGCTCGGATCGGCCTCGTCCGACCATGCTTCCGAAACTGTGGTGCAAACCGAATTGACGGCCGATGCGATCAGCGGCGCAACTACGATCACCGTGGACTCGATTACCGGAATTTCCGCAAGCGATAACGTCGCGGTTCAGGTGGATGACGGGACGCTGCACTGGACCACGGTGAGCGGCGCTCCGTCCGGCTCAACTGTGACGTTGGCAACCGGACTGGACGACAGCGCCTCGGACGGCGCGCTGGTGTTTGTCTACACCACGAAACTGATCAGGCCACTCAAGATACTATCGGCACGCCGACACAACTACGTATCAAGCCTCGATACGCCGATGGATGAGCAGGACCGCATCGAATACCAGGAGATGCCGAACAAGGCGACCGAGGCGACGCCAACCTCGTTCTTCTATGACCGGCGCGGCGGGGCTAATGCGCTCGGCCGCATCCACGTATGGCCGGAACCAGCAAGCGTCGAGGATGCGGTAAAATTCACGTTCGCCCGCCCCATTCAGGATTTCACGGTTGCCGGCGACGATCCAGACCTTCCCCAAGAGTGGATCGACTGCATGATCTACAACTTGGCTCTCCGCATGGCCGACGACTACGATGTGCCGGACAGCAAGTACACCCGCATTGAAAAGATGGCCGCTCGGCTTCTTGCTGAAATGCAGTGGCACGAGATGGAGCTTGGAACCATATCGTTTGCGCCGGACATGCGACGCTGATGGCGGTTATCCAGTTTGCCAGCCGGTCATATTTCCACCCGTCGCTCCCGATCTCAGCTCAGCACGCCGTCAATATGTTCGCGGAGAAGCAGCCGCCGGACGCCAAGACTCCGGTAGCGCTACTGGGATGCCCAGGTCTTATCGAGTTCGCCAACCTTGCCGGGAGTCGCGTGCGTGGCTTTACGGTCATGGGCGGTGTTCTCTACGCGGTGGGGGATACGACGCTCTATAGCGTATCGTCGGCCGGCGTGGTGACCGCACTAGGCGGTGCCGTTTCTGGCACCGACCCCGTCTCGATGGACAACAACGGAACGCAGATTTCCATCGTCAACGGGACGAACGGCTACATCTACAGCGTAGCCGCCGGCTTCACACTTATCTCTGACGCCGACTTTGAGGCCGCTAAAACCGTCCGGTTCTTCAATCAGCGGTTCGTGTTCGATGAAACCGGGACTGGACGCATCCGCATCTCGGATTCGCTGGACGGTACCTCGCACCAGGCGTTGGCATTCAGTACGGCTGAGTCACGCCCCGACAATGTGATGGCGGTCGAGGTTCTCGGCCAAATCCTTTACGTGCTGGGAGAAAAGACCATCGAGCTTTACCACGACGTAGGGGCGCCTAACTTCCCGTTCGAGCGCATCCCCGGTGCCGTGGTCGAGCGCGGGATTGCTTCATCGCTCTGCGTCGCGAAAGAGGACAACGCGATCTTCACGCTTGGCGATGACAAGCAATTCTATCGTGTCTCCGGTCAGCAGATGCAGCGGGCCAGCGATCACGGCGCGGAATGGTCATGGGAAGGCTACGCCGCGATATCTGATGCCTTTGCGTTCGGCTGGACGTTCTCTGGTCATAAGTTCGTCACCGTGACGTTCCCGACAGCCAATAAAACTTGGACCTTGGATATATCGACCGGCATCTGGCACGAGCGCGAGTCACACGACAGCAACGGTAATTCGCTCGGCCGGTGGCGGGCCAACTGCTACGCCGAGTGCTACGGCAAGAAGCTGGTCGGTGACGCCTTCTCCGGCAAGATCGGCTACATGGACGAGGACACGTTTACCGAGTTCGGCAATCAGATGATCGGGCTGGCCGCGGCCCCGCCGATCCACTCCGACCGCTCGCGCGTGTTTCATCGTCGCATTGAACTGGACGTTGAAAGCGGTGTCGGCATTGAAGGCTCGGGGCAGGGCTCCGATCCGCAAATCATGCTGGACTACTCGGACGATGGCGGGCGGACCTATTCCAGCCGCCAAATGTGGCGTTCGATGGGGCGATCAGGTCAGTACCGCAAGCGCCTGCGCTGGCTGCGGATGGGGCAGTCTCGCAATCGCATCTATCGGGTGTCTGTTTCCGATCCTGTGCGCCGGACTATTGTTGCCGCTCACGTTGACGCCAAGCCCGGCCTGTCATGACGATCACGGCAGCCGCTACCGGGACCCCGATCGCAAAGCCGAGCGGGGCGCTGCGGTTCGTTGACGAAAATGGGATGCTGACCGACCACGGCCTGCAACTGTTGACGGGCTGGCGCGAGTTCATCGTTGGGACGAACCGGATCATTCCGTGCAATGCGTCTGGGACCAACGTCATAACATTGACGCCGCTCACGAGTGGGCCGCTGATTGAGAAGTACGTTGATTATGAGGCGTTCGCATTCACGGCCGCCAACAACTCGTCGGGCGACGTGACGGCAACCGTCGTTCCTCGCAAGGGCACCTTAGCGACGCTCAAGGTCTACAAAACTGACGGAGCTGCGCAGGCAACGACCGGCGATGTGGTGGCCAACAGCGTTTACCTCGCTTTGTACGCCGACCATCTGGACGGTGGGGCAGGCGGGTTCGTGCTAAAATGAACTACGCAGTCACGGTGACGGCTGCGATCGATATCCCGCAGCCTTCCATGCGCAAGAAGGTCAACCTCCTTGAAGGTGAGATGCGGAAGCACGAGCCGGTAGAGATCCCGGTGAAGCACCATTTCTCGCAAGGCGTCTATGCGAGAGAGATCACGATCCCGGCCGGCACGTTGCTGACTGGCAAGATTCACAAGTTCGAGCAACTGAACATTCTTTCGGCCGGCGAAATCTCGGTTCTGACCGAGGACGGCATCAAGCGGGTGAGCGCTCCGTTCACGGTCGTCTCGCCGCCAGGAACGAAGCGGATTGCCTACGCGCACACTGAATGCGTCTGGACAACGATCCACGGCACCACAGAGACAGACCTAGAGAAGATCGAAAGCCATTTCATTGCGCAATCAGATGCTGATTACCAAGCGTTCATCGAGAGCACGCAAGTCAAGGAGATCGCCCAATGTCATGGGTAGCGGTTGCGATTGGCGGTAGCGCCCTCATCGGGGGCGGCGCCTCCCTATTGGCGGCAGACAAACAATCGGACGCGGCTGGGCAGGCTCTGGCCTTCCAGAAACAGACCGATGCTCGGAACCAGCAGAACTTCGAGCCCTATCTCGGCATCGGCAAGGACGCCACCAACAAGCTCAGCGGCATCATGTCTGGAGACATGACCAACTTTTTCGCCTCGCCGGACTACCAATTTCGGTTTGGCGAAGGGATGCGCGGACTGGAGAACTCGGCCGCAGCGCGCGGCGGGCTGCTGTCCGGCAACTTCCTCCGCGGCGCGACCGACTACGGCCAGAAAGCCGCATCGCAGGAGTTCGGCAATTACTGGAACCGGCTCCAGGAGACGGCTCGGCTCGGACAGAACAGCGCGGCGGGCTCTGGCGCGCTTGGTGTGCAGTCGGCCGGCCAGATCGGCAATACTACGATGGCACAGGGTGCGGCCGACGCATCGGGCTACGTCGGCGCCGCTAATGCGGTCACGGGCGGCGCACAGAACTACCTTTTCATGAACGCCATGCAGAACCGCCCCGGCTCTGTCTATTCCGGCTCCTCTGCGATCGGCGGCGGCTATGGCAATTCGGCGGGCCAGTACAATCCGAACGTGCCCGGCGGCTTCCTGGGGTATTCGTAAATGGCTGAGAACCTCCTAGCCCTCGCCGTCAAACCGCTGGACGTTGCCACACCAATTCTACAGGCGCGGCGCGCTCAGAGTATGGAAGCTGAGACGCAACAGAACCAATTTAAGTTGCGTCAGGAAGAGATGGGCGCCGAGTTTCGTGGGCTGGCCCCTTATGCCAACTCCCCCGAGTTCGGCGCAAAGTGGACCGAATCTATGGACCGCCTCGCACAGCGAGGTATCCTTGATCCGCAGCGCCACGCCCAAATTCGCAACACGCCATCCCCCCTGCTGTTGCAGCAAGGCTTGGCGATGACGACTTCGCCAGACCTTCAGTTCCGGCAGAGTGAAGCCACGCGAGCGCAGGGCAATACCGATCGCGAGTTCTCGGAAGGCCGCAGGCGTTTCGACGTGACCGCATCGCGCCAAGCCCCGGCGATGTGGGAGCCGGCCCCAGATGGCGGCGGCGTTCGCCCCGTTCCCGGCGGCACGGCCGATCCGAAATACATCGCAACTGTGCAGGGCGCGCAGGCAGAACGCGCTGGCGAGACGGTCAACCAGCAGGTCGTGGCGCGCGAGCAGCAGGCCAGGAGGCTCAATCTTGACCTTAATGACACGCAGGTGCGCGGATGGATTCTCACTGGTAAGCAGCCCCCCGAAAAGCCCCCGCTCACTGCCGGCGATCACAAGGTCATCATTGATGCGGAAACCGAAGTCACCAGTCTAGATGACGTGCTGAAGAACCTCCGCCGCGCCAAGGAACTGGTCCCGCAAGCATATGCTGGTGCTGGCGGCGGTGTACGCGGTCGGATCGGTGACGCGCTCCCAGACTTGATGGTGCCGGATATTTTCGCGGCGCCAGGAAGATCCGCCAACACGGTCGAACTGAACC